CGCCTTACCGTAGGCCAGCGCCGCCGCGACGACGGCGCGCAGCTCCTCCATGTCGCCTACCGAATGCGTGGTCGGTGAGACCGGAATGACGTTGTCCAGGTTCGGGTACGTGCCATCGACCGGCGCGCCCGTCCTGACGTCCCACAGACCGGCCGCTAGGCCGGTCCCGGGAGCCCGGTGGACCCGGTAGCTGTCGCACCCTTCCATGACCGTCTCGGTCACGTGGATCGCGCACAGAACCGGCCGCGCCTGGTCCGTGGACGCCGCGAGCTTGACCCAGTCGTGATTGGACATCTCTTTGCCCATGTCGATCTCCTCATGTGTGTGATTCCCTATGCCAGCCGTGCCAGTCGGCGCGGCTCCCGTTGTCTCGGGTAGGTGCTGGCCCCGAAGGGCAGCAGAGCGCGCTATGCGCTCTGCTCAGTGGTGGACGGACGAATCTCGTTGGCGTACTCGCGCTCCCACAGATCGCACATGTACGCGGCGCCGGTTGCGTCGCAGATCCGGTACTCCGTACCGGTGCTCGGGTTCACCTTGCCGCGCGTTCGGATCACGAACGTCGTGGCGCCGACGGCGTCAGCGAACCGTGCCACGTGCTGACCGAACGTCGTTACGTAGCCGTACTTCGCGTCGAGCTTGTCTAGCTTGCGCTGGAGTCCGCTCAGCGTCTTGTGCATGGTCTCAGCGCCGCGCGCGTCCACCGAGTAGACATCTCGGTACTCGGCACCGCGATTCCAGTAGGCAGGCGCCTCGATGTGGTCGGGCGTGTTCTGTGCGCTGATCTCCAGTCGGTGAAGTCCGTGCTCCCGGTCATCGGTGCCGTACGCGGACGGCATCTCGACGTCGTGCCGTGCGTTCAGGTACACCGGCCGCGCGCGCAGCTTCAACCAGGGCCGATCGCCTGACATGCTCGTGCGCTCCGTCTCCACCATGATCGCGAGGCTCCGCGTCTCTTTCGTATCCATGTGAGTGTCTCCTTGATTCCCTATGCCACGGCGATGATGTCGCCGTCCCGTTCTGTCGGGTAGGTGTCCGCCCGTGAGACGGGGCGCGCTCAGGCGCCCGTCTCACGGTTGATGTCGATGCCTGTTGCCAGGCGCAGCCGAAGCGGCGTCAGCGGTACCGCGGTGCGCGTACGGCGCCAGAACCGGCCGTCGCGCCATTCCTCCGTCTCTCGGTAGAGACTGGCGGTATAGCTGATCTCGACGTTCGGCTCATCGTCGCGCAGCCAACAGGAGCCGATCTCGTACGTGTCGCGCTCGTCCCACCATTGGGGATCGGAGATGTAGTTTCCGATCGCGCGTAGCGCGCTGGTCGCGTCTGGATAGGTGCGCTCCTCGCTGCCATCATCGCAAATGTCGATGTCGTCCGCCGGAGTGCGGCCCCAACAGATGACTGCGCGGTATGCGTGGATGCGGCGGATGATCACGCGCCCACCTTTGCCGCGATGAACTGACCGCGCGCGTCCACGTAACCGACGAACGCGCGGCGTCCGCGTGGACTGCTGCCAGTAGTCGCGTAGATGTCGAACACGTCTCCGAGTTCGGCATCGTTGCGTCCGACCACTTCCACGCCGGCGGCCCATCCGCGAGTGTGGGACTGGATGCCGCTGGATTTGGAGCCGAGGCGCGACGCCGGGCCGCGCGAACCGCTGATGTCTGCGATGAAATGGGCCATGTGTGTCTCCGATGGTTGGGTGGGAGTGTGTGACTTCCCTATTCGCGCTTGGCAGCGCGATTCGGCCGGTAGTCAGCCGGCCTCGTCAGTAGGGGTTAGGTGGAGTGGCGCGCGTCCGCCTGCCGGTCAGCGAACACATCGACTAGCACGCTCACGCGCGCTAGCGCATCCTCGACCGTTCTGGCATCTCCGATGCATTCGAGGATGTCCGTATCCTCCCAGCACTCGACGATGACGTCCCATCCGCCATCGTTGTAGTGCTCCAGTGCGTACGCTTTGACGGCGTCCACGACTGAGTTACGCAAGTCGCGTGCCGCCGATGCCAGTCCGAACGATGGAGTCAAGCTCGCGCTTGCTCACGACGCGGACTGCCCGTGAACACGAGCGAATCCCGCGTCACGCTCCGCAGTAGTCGCGGCGTGGAACGCATCGATGAGGTCGATGGTCTCGCCAGTGCGCGTCGCCGTTGCATCACTCGTCGCGACGAGCGGCCGCAAGCTGATGATGATGCTGTGCGCGATGCAGGCAGCCTCCGTATCGTTGCGCGCGTCGAACGATAGGCTGATGGTGTACTTGGTCATTGGTGTCTCCCGTGATTCCCTATGCCGATCCACGTTGGGTGGATCACGTTGCATCGGTCAGGTACGCGAAGTGGGAACGGACGTCATGTCCGCTCCCACTGTGCAGTGTGTTACCTCGCACACTTAGGAATCAGTTTGTCTTGCTCTGTATTTCGATCCGTTCCTACCCTGGGGCCGATCTAGCTTGTCGGGACGCACTCCAACTGTCAGTCGCTCCCTACGTACCTCTGCGGTACCATGGACGTTCCAGCGCGATTCACCAGTTGGGCGGTATCTCCGGCCTACTGCTTACACAGCGCACTCGATGTACCGACCTTGGGGAGTTGATCTTCACTTTGAAAGGTGCCGTTGAACTGTCACTATCATCTGGCCCAGCCCCGTCGTCTCAGTTGCATGACAGAGACATATCGGAGTCGCGCTCTGTGCCAGGCTGGCGACATCTGCGGAGGCGCCCTTGCGTCCGTCAAGCGTGAACGGGACCACTCCCGACACCTTCTGTGAGGCGCTGAGAACCACTGAGAGACACCGTTTCCTGCTAGGCAAGGGATCGCATTGGCAGTGTCGGTTTCGCGTCACTCGGCGGACGTGCGGCGATTTGATGTCAGCGCGACCCTGACAGCATCGCGGCGCGACGCTGGTCCGATGCCTGTCAGTCGGGGTTATGCCGCCGATCAGACGTGAAGCCGGCGATATGACGGCGTATAGCACTGATACGACGGGGATCGGACGGAGTGAGCCATGACTGATGGCAGGTTCATCTCGGACTGTCGGCAAGATGACGTCGAATTGACGGAAGGCCCCACCCCGGAACAAGCGACCGACGGAGCTTAGGGGCGGGCCGTGGTAGATGTTCCGCCACCTCACTCGGCCTCGCAGGACCGCACGCCAGTCGTAACGGGTGCGGCCGACCTCAGTCATCGGTGGTACCGGCTCCTTCTGGCAGGATGCTCCCGTAGATGATGCTTAAGTCTTCGTTGGCGAGGATCATCGAGCCGGCCGGGAACATCAGCACCTCGCCGTCCGTGCAGCGGATCATCATCATGTCTTTGGTGACGCCGTAGAGCACACCGTCGGGGAATCTGGCCTTGAGCTGGGCCAACAGGCCCGCAAGGTCTGACAGGGCCAGGATCTCGCCCACGCTTCCCGAGAGCACGTCTCCCGGCTCCAGTTTCTCGACCTTCATCTTCTTCTCCGTAACCATGCGTGGACTATCGCGGTGAGGCCGTACCAGCACGAGAAGTACCCGATTACCGCTGCCGTGAGCACCAGGACAAGGCGCGGGTCGTCGCGGATCGGCGTATTCAGCAGCCAGTGAACGGGAGTCACTTCTTCACGAACGGCCCCAGCCGGCCGTCGGGCGAAAGGATCTTGTACGCGAACGCGCCCTGGAGGTGGGCCAGGGTGACCAGCTCCTGGCAAGCCAGCTCGGCCGGGATGATCTCGTTCTCCTTCAGGGAGTCCGTGACCGGGCGGCAGTGCGGACAGACCCGCAGATGGCGCTCGATACGGCGATTGAGCGCCAGCATCTGCTGGACCACCACGGGGTTCACCCGTCCGGCCTTGATCAGCCGCATGACCTGCGAGGCGTGACTGACAACGGACTTGGACGGCTTCATCGGTCGCCCAGCTCCCGCAAGCCCGCCCGCCCCTCCGGGCTGTTGAGCCAGGCGTTTGCCTCCTCGCGCGGCGTGCGATCCACGGCGAATTCGATGAGCGGGGAGAAGAAATCGTCATAGAAGTTCTCCCGGGTCCGCCGGATCATGCCCGCCAGGTTCGGGTTGTCGCGCTCCTCCAGCGCCCGTGCCAGGCGCTCAGAGCTTGGCGTCGTCTCAGCCATACCGTGCTCCGTGGGGTAAAGGGGCGGGGAGCCCGTGGCCGTGCGTGTGACGGACCCGGCCCGGTGCTCCCCGTGTCTTTCAGTGGCCGCCGACGACCACCATGCCGCCGCCCAGCTCCGCAGGGAGCAGGCGGCAAACAGGCAGGCCCGAGGCGTCGGTGGCCGCGAGCCAGCCCACATACGTGTCCGCGTAACGGCTGGGGAGGTACACGAGCCAGTCCCCGCTCTCGGGCCGGGCTGAGCGCTCGCGCAGCTCCTCGGGCGCGTGTGCGTAGGGCCAGACCGCGATCGGGCCCTCCTCCAGCTTCAGGCACAGCCGCTTCAAGCGAAGTGCCCGAGCCTCCTCGGGGTCGCTGACGCCGGTGATCGCCTCTCCTCTGACGGGCTGCCTAGCGGGAGGCATCAGCTCGCCACCGCTCCTGCCGCTCTTGCGGCGGCGATGTTCTCGGCCCGCCTGGCGCGGGCCCTGGAGAGCGCCTCACGCCGCTTCTGGAGCACCACGGGATCGGTGATCGGGCGCCGCTGCCTGCCCGAGGGTGAGGTCTGCGCCGGCGTTGGAGCTGGTGCCGGCGCGGCGGCGGCAGCAGGGACCGCTGCCGCCTCGCCCGGCTCCTCCGGCTCCTGCTCGGAGACCTCGCCGCCCGCGGCGACGATGCGATCGTTGGCGAACCGGATCAGGGCGTCGGAGCGGCCCCGGCCCTCCGACAGCCAAGCCCGAATCAGAGCCAGCGCCGGGATCAGCTCCTTGTCGGCCGCCAGCGCTAGGTTCTCGCTCGCGCTCCTGATCGCCAGTCGGCCAGCGATGAGGAGATGGAGCGGGACGTGGACGTAGCGGCTGTTGCGGGTCTCCAGCGCCGCGACGATGCGGCCCGCCGTCGCCTCGCCGACCTCGGCGGCCAGTACGGCGAGCAGTGCGGGGTCGTCGAGGCGGACGATGGTTCTCGTTGCAGGCAATTGTTATCCCCCTATCAGGACATGAACGAGGGTGGGCGCCACCACCCTCTGGCAGTACGTAGCAAAGGCTCCCCCGCACTCATGCGGGCACCGACTGGCGCGTCGGCTGGGATTCGTACTGTGCGAGTCGCAAGGTTAGCAGCGCGTTCTCGCTCTTGAGCCGTCGTAGTTCGTCCATGACCTCGTGGACTCCCTTCATGAGCCACTGATAGCCGGTCAGCTCCTCCTCCTTGACGATGATGTCCGCCACGGTCACCGGCGGCTCCGGCTCCGGCTCCGGCTCGGGCAGCGTGCCGTAGAAGTCGGTCCAGCCGAGTCCGCGCTGAATGGCGTGGAGCGTGCTCATGGTGGGCTGGAGAACCATGGCTCGTTCGAGGAGACTGATCTGAGTCTGATGCAACCCCGTCATCTCGGCCACGTCGCGCTGCGAGAGGCCGAACCTGACTCGGTGCTCTGTCAGCGCGTCGCCCAGCCGCTTCACGTCAAGACGCAGGTTGCGAGGCAGCTCGTCTGATGTGTCAGCGACCCGGACCGGCCGCCGTTCTCGCTTCGCGATGGCTTCGTAGATGCCTGCCCGCTTCAGGTCGGCCAGGCAGTTCGGTATGGACCTCGTGTCGCTCGGCGTACTTGGCCACCCGATGGGGCGGACGGCACCGGGTGGCCAGGTACGCCAGTGGCCGTTGCTCTGCCGTTCGAGCGGCCAACCGGCCCGGCGGGTCAGGAGGACTAGCTCACGTACGTCTGCACGGTTCGGCAGTGAGTGTTTCCCCATAGCACTAACTCCTCGTGGGGTTGCGCTAGGGGCCGAGACCACGGATCTCCGGCGTGCTGAATCCTTGGACCGGCGTGCCCGGTCTCGCCCCTAGCCATAACTGTCCAGAACGATAGCAAACCGACCGAATTGCGTCCCTATTTGAAGCTAAGACGGGCCGCTGCCGCCGAACCAGTCCATGAAGTCCTCCAGGCGCATGAACACGAGCGCGTGCCCGTACGGACTCCCCGTTTGATGGTAGATCCCGACCGGCAGCCGGTTGCCCTCGCCGCGTCGCTCGTACCATTCCGCCGCCTTGCGGGCCTGGTCCATCATCTCGGCCAGCAGCTTGAGCTGCGACTTGCGACTCTTGACCTCTATCGCGAGCCAGCGGTGGCGGATGTCCGGCGCCCAGCCGCGCGTGCGACCGCTCACCGGCACCCGCTCACCGCCGACCAGGCCCGCGATGGCGCGCTCTACCGCCTTCCAACGGCTCCGCGAAGGGCCGCCCCGGCGCTTGATCGTCGGCGTCTCCTCCGCTGTGACCCTCACGGCCGGCGTCCACCCGGTTGGCTGCCCTGCTTGGCGCGGCCGGGGTTGAAGGGCCGCAGCGTGACCCTCAGCGCCTCGTGGAGCAGCTCCCAGGGCCCTCGCGTCCGCTCGAATTGGGTCAGCAGCCCGGTCCGCTCCACGCTGTGGGGCTCGTTGCGCCGCGAGAGCGTCACGCGGTAGTCGCCGCGCTCGGGCGTGCCGCCGATGTTGACGATGCGAGCCACCGCAAGCGTGCGAGCTTTGCTCTCGTCGCCGTTGGGCAGCAGCTCGACGGTGACGCGGATCATCCGTTCCTCCTGCGCCCGTACATCGGCTCCTCGGGCACCGACTCGTCCAGGCTCGTCTGCACGCCCAGCAGCCGCCCGCAGTAGGAGCACAGCTTGCCCCGTCGAGGCTTGCCGCGGTGCTCCCACTCCACCCAGCCGTCCAGCACGCTGGGCTGGGCCCGCAAGGCGTGCAGCGGGCAGTAGTTCGCCCGTCGGACAAGAAACCCGCAGTACGGGTCCGGGTGGGCCGTCATGCTCGTGGGCCGGGTCAGGTAGACGATCACGAGTGCATCCCGCCCTTGAGGGTCCAGACCAGGATCGGCTCGCGGACGTACTGAGTCTCCTCCAGGTAGCGGTTCCAGGTCGGCCGTGGCTCGTTCTCGAACACGATGCCGTAGACGCGCCGGCCCTCCAGGTTCGTGTACTCCACGATCACAGTCGCTCGCGGGCTCTCTGGCAGCCGACCCTTGCCGGCGATCAGCTTGTCAACGAAGTCCTTGGAGTCCACCGTCGCCATCAGCCGGCCTCGTCATCGAGCGGCTGGGGCGGCTTGGGCGGCTTGGGCGGCGCGGGAGGCGTGTCCCCGGGCTCCGGCTCCTCGCCGTCGTCCGTGTCCTCGCCGGGCAGCATCACGAGGCAGAGCGGGCAGCCCTGCCGCTGCTCGCCGTCGTGCTCGCCCATGCGGTGCCGCAGCGCGAGCTGGCGGTCCTCCAGCTCCCAGGCCACGCTGTCGCCCACCACCGGCCTGCCCAGCCGGTCCACCCACCACTCCAGCGCCGAGCGGTCGCCGGCCAGGGCCGCAGCCTCGATCTGTCCCAGCGCCAGCGTGCGCTGGCTCGCAGCCATCGTCGTCACGGGGTCGTCTCCTTCACGAGAACCAGGCGGACCAGCTCGGGGCGCCGGAGAGCGTCCGCGAGGCAGGCCCGCCCGCACAGCCATGCGGTGGTGAAGGTCAGCATCTCCACCACCAGGAAACAGCGCCGCCGCTGCCGGCAGCTCTCGCAGCAGCGGCGCATCTTGATCGCGCCGGTCACGGCGTCAGGCGGACCGACGGGCCGGTGTCCTGCCGGGCGCAGTCGGTGCAGCGGACCGGCAGGGAGCTGCGAAAGCGCCGCGGGACGAGGCAGATCCGGCGGCAGTCCTCGCAGGCGCAGGCGATCAGCTCGTCCCCGTGCTCGAAGCGGTGCGGCTGGGTAAGCGCGACAGCCTGGAGGTAGAACCGGGAAGGCGTGAGGGTCGGGTTCATGCGCTCGTCTCCTCGTCCTCGTTCCGCTGCGTGCGGTCGAGGTAGGTGTTGCCGCAGCCACGGCACTTGAGCATTGGCGCGAAGGTCGTCGGGCTCGGCCCGGCGGGCTCCCCGTCGCAACCGCACCTGGGACATTGGGACACCTGGGACATGGGTACGCCAGACCCCCCCTCCTGGGGTGGTTCTGACGCCCAAAACTGCCGTTGAAACGCTGTCGGAACCCCCCCTCCAGGCGTCCCAGGTGTCCCAGGCGAGTTCAACGGCGAGGATGGATGTCCCACCCCCCCTGGGACATCACCCACCCCCCCTGGGACATCACCCTGGGACACGTCCCACCCCCCAACGGGCTGCCAGCCGGAGTCGTTGATCTTCACGAAGCCGTCCTCGGCCATGCGCCGGAGGAGCTTGCGGACGGCCTCGAATCCGCCCTCCACGGCCTCAGCGACCCGCCTCGCCGACATCGGCTCGCCGGCCCGGCGCAGGACGGTGAGAATCTGGCGGCGCCGCTCGCTCATCTCCAGCTCGGCCACGTCCCCCTCGATCAGGTCCCAGCGCATGGTGGCCTCGTCCAGCCTCAGCGCGAGCTTATCCTCGGGGATGTCGCGACCGGACGTGAGCAGTACGCCGTCCGCCTGGTTGCGAGCGCGGCGCAGCATCAGAATCCCGTCGGCCGCTCCGGTGTAGCCCTGCGTCCCGCTCACGGTGTGAAGCCAGTCGTCGGCGCTGGCCTTGCGGTCGTGGTGGACGATGATGGTGGCGCAGTCGTGCGCGCGCGCGAGCTTGCTCAGGCCGAAGACCTGGGCGTAGTCGATCGAGTAGGCGTCCCCGGTCCGGTGCCCGTCCTCAGCCTTGAACGCGACCAGGGTGTCCACGATCAGGAGCCGCACATCCGGGTGGCTCGCAAGCCACTCGTCCAACAGCTCCAGGCCACCCTTCGCCGCCGGGAGCCAGCTCGTGCTGTAGTAGAGGCCCGGCGGCGGACGCTCGCCGCCCAGCAGCTTCTTCAGGCGGCCGTGCAAGCGTCGGTCCGAGTCCTCCAGCGCGAGGTACATGACCGAGCACTTGGTCGTGCTGCGGCCGAAGAACGGTTCGCCGGCAGCTATCTGCAAGCCCATGAGCAGCGCGAGGAATGACTTGCCCAGCTTGGGGCTGCCCACCAGCAGCGTGCAACCCGTCGTCACGAGGTTGTACACGTGCCACCGCAACGCCTCGAACTCGCGGTCGAACAGGGTGTCGAGCGTGCCGATTCCCCGCAGCAGGTTCTCCCTGATCTCCTCCCGGGACGGCTGGGACGTCCGGGACGGCTGGGGCTCTTGGGACTCCTGGGATGGGTGGGACATAAGACATGAATCAGCGAGGGATACGAGTTCAGCGGACGTGTGCTCGGCGTCGAGCCAGTCCGAGACGTCGCCCTTGTCCGGCAGGTCGGGCAGCGCGAGCACCCGTAGGTCGGCCACGGTGCCCGCCAGCGCCTTCGCGATGGTCTCGGCGTGCTCGCGCCCAGGGTCGTCGTTGTCGGGCAGCAGGACGACTCTGCGGCCCCGCAGCAGCTCGTTGTACTCGGACCTCCACTTTCCGGCGCCCATCGGCGAGGTGGTGGCCAGCAGGCCCAGGCCCGCGAGACGGTCGGCATCCTTCTCGCCCTCGACCAGGAACACGGTCTCCTCGGGACGGCTCACGAGGTCGGGCAGGCGGTAGAGGACGCGGCGCGTGTGGTGGAGATTCCAAGCCCAGCGTCCGCCCGCTCCCGGCCGGCGCTGGTTGAACCTTTTCCCGGCGAAGCGGCAGACCTGGAACAGGAGATTGCCGCTCTCGTCCGTGTAGTCGTAGACCGCCTCGGGCTCTCCGTTCGGCGGCGGGCTGGACGGCGGCGGGGTGATCGGCGCCGATCCGTTGGGCGGCTGGGGGTCGTCGGGGAACAGCACCGACCAGTTCACGCCCCACGCCTTGAGCACGTCGCCGGTCGCGCAGCCGGCGTGGCAGTACAGCGCGAGCTTGCCGTCCTGGCCGATCTTGATGGCCAAGCTGGCCTTGCGGTCGGCGTGCGCCGGGCAACGGCACTTCCAGTTGGCGCCCTCCTTGACCATCGACTCGGGGCGGGCGGCGAGGACCAGGCGGGCCAGAGCGGCCGGGTAGCTGCTCACTCGTTGCCCTCCAGGTCGAGCGGGCCCGAGAGGTCGCCGTGCGCCGGTGCGTCCGGGTCCATGTCCACGGGCAGCTCGGCGGTCAGCGAGCCGGACAGCGGCTCGCGCCTGACCAGCGGGATGCGGACGGTGATCGCGAACGCGTACTCCCCGGGCTCCAAGTCCTGAAAGGACGGCTGCCGCTTGCGCAGCCGGACCCGTCCGTCGCGGTTCGCGAGCAGGTAGGTCGTGACGGTCGTGTACGAGACGGTCCCCATAAGCCAAGCTCCTCAGAAGGGCAGGTCGATCAACTCGAAGAAGGGGCGGCCCCGCGCCGTCTCGTCCTCGCGGCAGCGGGCGACGTACGAGCAGTAGCGGCAGGCCAGGCCGGGCCGAGCTGGGTAGCGGCCCTCCTGGGCGGTGCGGGCCGCCTCCCCCAGGCGCTCCAGCAGCTCCCTGCCGCCCTCCTCCAGGCTCAGCAGCAGCTCCTTGACCTCGACCTGGGGCTTGCTCAGGCCGACCCGGTGGTAGGTCACGACCAGGCGCCCCAGGCCGCTCAGCGGCGGCGTCAGCGCCTCGCCGCGGCGCTTCTCCTCGGCCGCCCGGCTGAGCCAGTAAATGAGGAGCTGGTCCTGCCGCTCGGCGATCCAGTCGGCGTCCCAGGTGCCCGCCTTGTCCCACCGCGGCGAGCCGCTGAACTTGTGGTCCACCAGGGTGCCGTCGGCGTCCACGCGGTCCGAGTAGCCCACGATCGGCATCTCGTGGCGCTCGTCCAGCCGGAGCACGAACGTGTGCCGGTCCTGGATCAGCGCGGCCTCGCGCTCGCCCTCGACGTTGAGGAACGCCGCGAAGGCCGAGACCAGGACCCCTACGTACTGAGCGATGCGCTCCTCGACCCACTCGGGTTCGGGCCGCTCTCGCGCGCCGAGGACGTGCGCGGGGACGTCGCGTAGGGCGTCTTCCAGCATGGTGGTGGCGCGTTCGATTGCAGCGGCGGCGGCGTCCAGGGGACTGGCAGTCCCCTGGAGCCGTGCGACGAAATAGCGATTGGCGGCCTCGTCAAAGGCGCGGCCGGTCAGCAGCGCGGCCGACGCCTCGTCGGGCAGGCCGAGCCGGTAGCGGTATCCCCACTTGCGCGGGCAGGCGTAGCGGTACGCCGGGTGCAGCATCGTGAGCTGGGAGTAGCTGAGGTGCTCGGGAAGGTCGTGGACCTCCACGGCCTTCCCGGCTGACCCCACCGTCACGCGCGCCATCAGCGCGGCACGGGGAAGGCTTCGCGGAGCGAGCCGCCCTGCTTGTACGAGAGCACGCGGAGCGGCTGGCCCTGACGCCAGGCGTTCCACGCCTTGATCGTGAGCGCGTTCATGCGCGCCGCGTCCGGGCGCGGCTGGGAGCCGATGATGTAGCGCCGTAGCGCGTAGATCGGGTCGTCTTCGGTCAGCTCCAGCCCGGTCGCCAGCGCGTACATGAACGCGTCGGCGTCGGCGCTGGCGGTCTCGTCGGGCAGGCCCGCGAAGACGAAGTGCAGGGCGGCCGTGGCGCCGTGGCGCTTGGTCACCTTCATGCTGGCCAAGCGGGAGGCGGTGATGCTCGCCTTCAGGCCGGGCTCAGTCTCGTAGATCGCGAGGAGCGCCTGCGGCGTCGGGTACTGGTTCGGCGAGACGTTGGGTGAGCCGGTGCGGATGGCGTGTCGGAGCCGGTGCAGGGCGACCAGCATCGCGGACAGGCTGTTCGATTGCGCCTCGCCGCGGAGCTGGAGGACGTCGGAGAGGCGGCGCGCCAGACCGATGTCCGTGACCTCCTGGGAGTCGGCCGAAACGCCCGTGAGGATGATCAGGACGGCCGGCTGGTCGGCGTCCACGATGGCCGCCAGGCGGTGCTGGCCGTTGCGCAGCACGCCCTCGGTGTCGAACATGATGCAGTCCGGTGCAAGCCGCCAGTCGCCGTTGCGGATGGCGTTGGCGAGCTGGGTGACGCGGGGCAGCCGGAGCGAGCGGTTGTGCGTGTTGTGGGCCAGCATCGAGGCCGCCATCTCGGGGTTGATCTCGGCGATCTCGACGTGCGGCGTCTGTCGGATGTCGATGATCCCCAGCTCCGGCCGCGGGCCCGCAATGGGGCCGGCGGCCGGTCGGTGGCGGGCCGTTGCTGTGTTCAAATCAGCTCCTGCTGCACCGGCGCCGCTGCTGGTGCAGGAACGGGTGCAGGAGCGGGCGGCGGTGGAGGTGGAGAGGAGGCCGCCAGGGGCACCCATGCGCTTCCGTCCCACTGATAGCGGCCGTCCGGCGACACCATCGGCGCCGGTGGTGCAGAAACCTGCTGCGGAGAGCCCAGGTGGGCGCCGCCGTAGCGGTCCACGCGCAGGCGGTCGAACTTGTTCGAGTCCTGGATCACGTGGCCCTTCAGCGCCACCGCGGTGCCGGTCGAGATGCGGCCGGCGGGGATCTGCGCCTCGGCGTCGAAGCCGTACTCCAGGGTCTCGTCGTCGATCCAGGGCGTCTGCTCCTGCCGGGGGTCGCGGCCGGCCAGCGCGCAGATCAGCAGCTTGGCCTTGGCGTGGGTGCCGTCGGCCTGCTGGGAGACGGTGAGGCTGATCCAGTCGAAGATCCAGTCCTCGGGGTTCGTGTTGAGCTGCCAGGTCGCGATCAGCCGCGCGTGCTTGGTCGGCTGGCCCTTGTAGCCGGGCGTGCCCTTGGGCTCGATCTCCCACTCGCGCAGGGTCACGCCGTACCACGTGTCCTCTTGCCAGGCGGTCTCCGAGGCGGTGGCGGTGGACGGGGTGACTCTAGCCAAGACGCGCCTCCTGTCGAGCGTGGTAGCGCTTGAGCGCTTGAACGCGAACGCACGTGCGGCAGTCGCGGCGCGTGCCTTCGTACTTCGTTCTTCGGTATCGCGTGTTCTCGGGGGTGAATGCGTGGCCGGCCGGGCAATGCGATGCGCGGCGCCGCATAGCAGCGGGAGAGGCGCCCCGGAGCATGTTCTCGCGGTACGTCACGGCTTCGAGGTGGTCGGGATTCACGCAGGGACGATGACGGCACAGATGGTCCAGACACGGGGGCGGTTCGCCCACGAGCAGAAGCCACGCCACCCTGTGGGCCTTGTCATAGAACTTGCCGTCCTGCCGGTACTTGACCTGTTCGTAGCCCTGTGCGTTGACGCTGCCGATCCACTCCCAGCAGTCCCCGCTGAAATCGATCCGCGCCCAGAACATCTCGGGCGTGACCTTGCGCGCCATCAGCCCAGCTCCGCGACGTGGTCGGCGATCTTGGTGCGCACGGCGGTCCAGAGCCGCTGTTCGAACGCGGCAGCCGAGACGCCAGGGTCCGGCGTCCCGTGGAAGGAGACGGTCACCTCCCACACCGTCGCGCCGCCGTCCTGGAGGTGGCCGCGCCGGCCCTGCACCCGGACCTCGGTCACCGTGCCGGTGGCCTGCGGCGGGGCTGGTGCTGGAGGCGGCGGTCCAGCCGGGGGCGGCGGGACGGGGGAAACGTCGTAGTCAGCCATGCAGAACGCTCCTGTCAAATGGGCGTGGAGCACCCACGCCCGTCGGTCGGGAGAGGGGGTGCGCTACGCCTGAGCGGCGCTAGGCTGCGTGCTGCGTTCGATGTACGCGAGCACGCCTTCCAGGGTGGTGCGCGTTGCGGTGCGCAGCCTGATCAGCGGGATCTCGCCCTCCTGGGCGAGGCGCCGAGCCGTGTAGTGCGAGAGGTCCAGCAGCTCGCCGGCCTCCTCGAACGTGATCAGCTTCGGCGTTTTCGGATGGTCCTCAGCCACAACGTGCTCCCTACAGCCAAACCCAACTGCTGGTGGATCGCTCCACCGAATGGTGGACAAGCCTACGCGGCCTGGCCCTCGCTCGCAAGTTCGGCCACCCCAGCTAGGGGTGGCTACCCCCAGCTAGCGGTGGGTCGCCCCAGGTAGACTAGTTGGCCGCAATGAGTCGGCTGAATGAGGCGGAACTGATCCAGCAGGTTGCCCTTCGTGCGCGAGGGGATGGGACGATCACGGAGCTGGTAGCAGCCCTGGAGCGCGAGGGGGTCGTCGGCGCTGATGGCCAGCGGCTGCCGGCGAACACGGTGGGGAACTGGTGCCGCGGCTTGGCCTCGCCGCCGTACCCGGCACTGTTCGCGCTGGCCCGCTTGGGCCGGACCAGCCTCGACTATCTGGCCGGGCTCTACGGCGAGCCGAGGCTGGTCGAGCCGCCCGAAGGCGACCTCGCGCCGGACATGGCCCGGATGCTGGCCGAAGCCAACGTGGCGCTCCGCGAGGTGTCGGCGGCGCTCAGGTCGGCCCGTAAGGGCCGTAGCGCCTAGCTGACGACCCGCAGCTCGGGCCGGTCGTCCGCGTCCCCCCCGGGCGGCTTCACCCGTCCCAGCACGAGCGCCCGGAGGTCCATCGCCAGGCGGTACAGGGCTTCGATCTCGCGCTGCATCTCGGGGTCCAGATCAGGCATCGCACGCTGATATCCTCGTGTGGCTGTGGGAGGCTAGAACCACCCTCCCCTAGCCCGTGCGTTATACGGCTTGCGGGGTCGAGCGGGCGATATCCGATCTTGCGTCACGGGGCCAGAACAGGGCCGGCCGCCCGAGCGGCCGGCGGGTTCTATGCCGCGTCGGGGTAGAGCCTGTCGATGGCGTCAACGGCCGCCTGTTGCATATCCGGCAAGACGTGGGAGTAGAGGTCGAGCGTGATCGCGATGGAGGCGTGGCCCAGCATCTCGGACACGACCTTGACGTGGACGTTCTGGAGCAGGAGCAGCGTCGCCGCGGTGTGGCGCAGGTCGTGAACCCGCGTCTTCTCGGGCAGCCCGGCGCGCTTGCGGAGCGCCCACCAGGCGCGCGAGAGGCGATCCGCATCGAGCGGAAACGGAGTGCCCGGCCGGGTGAAGATGAAGGCGTCCCTGCTCGGGTTCTCGGCGCGCTGGCGGTGGCGTTCCAACGCCTTGAGCGCCACCGCCGAGAGGCGCACTTTGCGATTTCCCTTGTCCGTTTTCGGTTGGCCCAGCTCGTACTCGTTGACGCCCTTCGCGCGTGCCAACGAATGGGTGACCGAGACCATGTCGCCGGACGTGATGTTGCACCACCGGAGCGCGAGCAGTTCGCCCTCACGAAATCCGTGCGTGAGTGCGAGAATCCAGAACGCCTCCAGGTCGTCGTCGCGCGCAACTTCGCGGAGATGCTTCGCTTGCTCCGCGTCGAGCGGCTGGATGTTCACCTTGCGCAGCTTGGGCTTGACCACCCTGTCGGCTGGGTTCGCCGGGATCTTGCCCCACGCGACGGCCTGCTGGAGTGCTTTGTGCAGCGCGACATGGACGTGAACGATCGTGTTGTGCGCCCGGCAGGTGTGCAGCGCGCTGTAGAGATCGTCAATGAGCTTCGGCCTGGCGAACAAGTCCCCCAGCTTCCGGTTGCCGATGTACGGGACGCCCGGCACGGCGGCCTCACCCAAGACGTGGAGCCGTAGCAGCTCCTCGTTGCGTCGGTAGGCTGACGGCTTGTTGGAGGCCCGCTGGAGCACCGGCAGGTACTCGGCGACGTGCGCGGCCAGAGTGTCCTTGCCGGCCTTGGGGCTGACGCCGTCCTTCACGTCGCCGCGGATGGTTGCGAGCTGGTCGCCTACCTCCCTCCGGGTGACTCCGTAGACGGTTGGCCGTTCGCTCTTGCCGGCGATCGTTACCCGGCGTCGGCCTTGGAACAGCGTCACGGTGCCCTCCAGGCCCTCCCTCCAGGGCACCACCCTGCCGTCGGCCAGCCGGATCTTGAACGGCCGGATCGTCCCCTCCCCCTCCGCCCTTGTCTTCCGTTGCGAGCCACCACTAGCTGGAGCTATCACCCGTTTCATGGGTGGATCATAGCATCCGGTGGGGCTACAGCGTGGGGCTACACCTTGGGCTGCGGAGCGTTGGAGAGGCGGTGCGGGAGTCCGATTCGTATTCAGAATCGAGCTGGTGGGCCGGGAGGGAGTCGAACCCCCAAAGCTTTCGCGGCGGTTTTACAGACCCACGATATGGGTATTTCCACCACTTGCTGGAGCCAGCCAGGGTGGCATTTCGTATTCAAATCGCCCTTGCAGCGTACCCCTCCGTCGGCCCACGTGTAGCCCCTGTTTCAGGAGTGGTGGGGCTACACGTGGGGCTACACCGCGAGGCTTTGTGGCCAGCGGCCGGCTACTCTTGGGAAACGGCTTCGGCAGGCACGGGCTGGAGGGGAGGGGTCGGGTGACCGCCCCTCCCCTGAACCCATCTCGTGGTGGCGACCCCTACCATGTGGGGGCAAGGCATGGTGCTCGATCCAACCCTGCTGGAGATCAACCCTCCAGGTCCAGGGCTATTCACGCAGCTCCCCAGCGATCTCCCCGCCGGTGAGCAGCTCCTGTGGTACTGGCTGCCGCGCCGGCCGCTCGATCAGCTCCACGCCCACCTCTCGGTCGCGCTCCTCAACATCCAGGCCAAGCGCGAGCGCCTGGACTGGCGCTGGAGCTACTACCTGGGCCGCCACTCCGAGCGCGTGCTGTCGCCCAAGTTGCGCGACGTCATGCTCAAGTCCGAGCCCATCTCCAGCATGTTCACGAACTACTGCGCGCTCGCCGTCGAGGCGCCTCTCTCGCGGCTGGCCATCAACGGCTGGAAGGGCGACGACAGCGCGTGCAGCATGGCCGAGGAGCTGTGGGAGGACAACGACCTCGACGTCGAGGGTGAGGAGGTCCACCGGCACGTGCTCCTGGCCGGCGAGGCGTACGTCATCGTCTGGCCCTCCGACGAGGCCATGCCGGCGGGCGCCGAGCCGGTCCAGAGCGACCTGGAGGCCGCCTACGACATCCTCTTGCAGGACGCCCGCAACATGTACGTCCACTACACGAGCAGGCGGCGCCGGGACCGCGCTTGGGCGGCCAAGGTCTGGCTGGACGAGGACGCGAATACCGCCACTCGAACCTGGCGCGCCACGCTGTTCTACCCCGACGAGATCGTGCGCATGATGGTGCCCGGCGACATCACGATTCCGAGCTTCGCGCCGCGCAATCCGCTGGCCTTCCAGATCGACCCTTTCGACCCCGGCGGACCGCACGCTTTCGGCCAGGTTCCGGTCATCCGCTTCTCGCGCTCCTGGGATGGGCGTAGCAAGCTGGACGACCTGATTCCGATCCAGGACCGGATCAACAAGCTGACCGCGGACAAGATCGTCGCGGCCGAGTTCGGTGCCTTCCCCCAGCGCTGGGCGTTGACGAACGATGACCCGCCCCAGGAGGCGCTGCGCGCCGGGCCCGGTGCCGTGTGGGTGATCCCGCCGGTCAGCACCTCGCCCGATAGCAATCAGGACGCGCCGACCGCCGTGGGCCAGTTCGCCACCACCGAGCTGGGGAACTACGACAACACGATCCTGGGCGAGGTCCAAGCCCTGTTCACGGTCGGCCAGCTCCCCCGCCACCTCCTCGTGAACCCCGGCGTGGCGCCCAGCGCTGAGGCCGTGGTCGCCGACGAGGGGCCGATGGTCGCCAACGTGCGCGGCTATCTGCGCAGCCTGGCCGCCTCCTGGCGCGACGTCATGCAGCTCTGCGGATGCGACGTGGAGCCGGTCTGGCAGGACCCCGAGGCCCACAACGAGCTGACCAGCGCGCAGACCTTCCAGGCGCTCACCGTCTCGGGGATGCCGCTGGACATGGCCGGCCGCCTGGCGATGGACCTGGCGCAGGAGGATCTGAACACGCTGGGCAAGCTCCCGCTGCCGCCGCAGCCGGGTGCGGCCGTGCCCGGTCAGCAGGCGGGCGTCTCCGGGGGTGGCGGCTCGCCTGATCCCGACGCCGGCACCCCGCCCGCCCGCAAGCAGGGGGCCAAGAGTGGACGCTGATCCCGCTCCCGAGGCTGTGGACGAGGAGGCTCTGCCGCCGCCACCTCCTCGCCTGCCGACCATGATCCTCCGGCAGGACGTGGTGGTGCTGCCGTGACACGAGAGGGCGGCAAGATCGTGCCCCTGCGCAGCGGCGGACGGGTCCGCTACACGCCCCAGCTCGCCGATCAGATCGTGGGCCTGGCGCAGGCCGGCAAGTCGATGCGCCAGATCGCGGCCGAGCTGGGCATCGCCTACCGCACGCTCTACCTCTGGCAGACCGAGGTTCCTGCCTTCGCCGAGCGGATGCGCCTGGCCCGCAAGCAGGCGGCCGGCAGCGGGCTGCGGCCGGGCTTCGGACCGGGGGTCAGCTCGCGGTCAGACGAGCGCGAGGCGATCATCCTGGAGGCCCTGGAGGGTGGCGCTGGGCGGGCTCACGCGGCGGCTGCCGCCGGTGTTCATCCCGGCACGCTGGAGGGCTGGATCGAGCAGGACCAGGAGCTTGAGCTGCGCGTGGTGGCGGCCGAGTCGCGCTGCCAGCAGACGCACCTCGCGATCGTGCGGGCGGCCGGCGCCAAGACGTGGCAGGCGGCGGCCTGGATGCTGGAGCGGCGTTTCCCCGAGCTGTACGCGAGGCGGTTCGAGCTGCCCTACCAGGAGCGCATGAAGATCGCCAAGAAGATGGGCGGCGACCTGGCCGACCTGCTGGTCAAGGGACTGGCCGAGGCGGACCTGCCGCAGGAGCAGCAGGAGCTGGTGCGGGCCAAGATGGTCGAGGCCCTGGAGCGCGCCGCCCAGGGAGCTTAAGGGTGAGCGGGGGTCTGCGGTCTCTCCGCCGGCTTCCCCTTCCCGGTCGCCATCTCCGGCGCCCACCGTCGGCCTCTCGCCTGGTACGTCACGCGAGTCTACGGGGATAGCTCCTCCAGAACGTCGCCGGGCACCAGGCCCAGCGGCGCCAGGATGGCCGCCAACATGGAGATGCTGGCCCCTCGTCCGGCCAGCAGGCGAGAGATGGTCGAGCGGTGGACGTGGGCGGTCTCGGCCAGCTCGTTAACGCTGAAGGCCAGCTCCACCATGCTCGCCCTGATCCGGCGCAGGTTGAGGCGGTAGCGCACGTCCAGGTTGTAGACCTCCGCGTAGTCGGGCCGCTGACGCGGACGCCGGCTCACCCGGCCAGGAGCGCGTCCAGCTCGCGAGTGGCGCGACAGTCGGGAAGGTGCCGGCGGGCCGCCTCGATGCGCACCACGTTGTGGCCGGCGCCCAGATCGAGGCTGGACGTCCAGGCCGCGATCAGCTCGCGGCAGGCGCCCTCGACTTCGCCCAGGGCGGCCATGGCCACAGCCCGGTCGATGCCGATGGTGGCGGCCCAGGAGGCTCGACCCTCGCGCTCCATGGTGGCCCTGGCCGCGTCCAGCGTCGGGATGGCGTTCGCTCGCCGGAGCATCCCCAGCCGGTTGCCGTCGATGGCCTGCATCTCGAACGGGAAGCGCGGCGAGGCGGCGGCCGTGGGCCAGGGCCCGCGCTGGTCCATCAGCTCCACGGCCGCCGCGAAATCGCGATCGGAGCCAGGCCCATCGTCAGCGCCGGCCCGTTGCTCTGAACGCAGCGCCAGTACGTAGGTCCGGGTCTGATCGTCGCCGTGCAGGCGGACGCGCTCCCAGGCCGCGTCCAGCATCGCCACGCCCAAACGCGAGTCGCCCCGGCCGCCGCTGTTGGCGCTGAACAGGCCAGCCCGGATGGCCGTGACGCGTGCCACCGTGGTGGCGGCGCCGGCTTCCTCGCCGAGGTCGCGGGCCATCTCCAAGAAGGCGGTCGCGCCGCCCCGGTTGCCCAGCGTGTTGGAGTTCCGGCCGGCCAGGATCGCGGTCTCCGCCGCGAGGCCCAATACTTGACGCCTGAGCCCGGCCGTCATGGGCTGCGTCAGGTGGTCGCGCAGCCGCGCCAGGTGGGCGACCACGGCCGGCTGGAGAGCCGCTACGCGCATCGTCTCGCGGAGCCGGAGGTACTGGTGGGTGAGTTCGGTGAGGCCGGGCAGCAGCTCGGCCTCGATCTGCGGGGCCATGAGGTGCTCCAGGTCCAGGGCCCCGAGCACGCCGGCCGCCATCATCGTTAAGAGCTGCCTGCGTCGCATGTCGTCAATGATGTCATGTGCCTTGGTACTTGACGGTGCCGGGTCGCTCGCGAACATGCCCGGCGGGAGGTCGAACAGGGCTCCGAGGAGCCGTTGGTAGCGAGGCGTCGGGTGGCGTAGGCCGCGCTCCCAGCGTCCGACGCTGTGGGCGTCCACGGCTATCTCGTCCTCGGTGAGTTGTTGCAGCCGGGTGGCCACCTCCTCGCAGCTCCAGCCGCGTTCCCGGCGCAGACGGCGCAGAAGCGATTCCCCCATAGCCGACGTCAAGTCTGGACAGGTGGCGCCGCATTTGTCCACGTGGAACTGGCGTCTGGCCCCGTTGCAGGGCCAGCCTGGCCCTGGCAGTGGGTTGCAGGCGTTTGCCAGTGTTGCGTCATGGACGGCGCGGCCGAAGCGGAAAGGGGAGAGTGGTTGCTCCCTGGCGGTAACCCCAAGGCTTGCGTCGTCCTGTGGGGGTACAGGAATGCCCGGCGCCGGACCTGACCCAAATTCACACCCGGGGACGGGGCCGTCCTGCGGGACGGCCCCTGACTCGTACGCGACCTCGCTGCGGGTGGCGGCGCTGTTCGACGCCAGCGTCCACCTCGACGGCCGCTGTCGCGCCTTTCTGATGGAGCTGGAGCACTACGCGGAGGAGGTCCGGGCGGCCCAGGACCCGCGTGCCGCTCAGCTACTCGCCTCGCTGGAGGCGACCGGGGCGATGCCGCCGGTGCCGGGCACGGTTCGCCATATCCAACTCGCGGCCAAGGCTCTGCGCCGCGAGATCGGGATGGGTCGGCGGTAGCGTCCCCCGCTACTGGACGGGGTCCGGGGGTTCGTGCCCCTGGACCCCTGGCCGGCACTCGGCCCAGGGTCGGAGGAGTTGCAGGCGCTCCGGCTGGACCGGGTGCCTCGTCTCCTCCAGCGCCGCGATCATGCCGGCGATCACGTCCCGTGCCAGCGCGTCGCCGTCCAGGCGGGCAAGGACCCGAGCCCGCAGGATGGTCAGCCAGCCGAGCGCGACGTCGCCGCGGATGAACAGGCCCGGCCAGTCGTCGCCGAAACGCATCGGTGCGGTCTCAGGTCTCTCGGTCATCCGAACAGTGCTCCCTCGGGGTATTCCTCGGTCCAGAACTGTTCCCGGTGCCCGCACTTGGGACAGATCAGCACGATGACCCAGGACCCGTCCGAGGTGGATTCGTTGGAGACCTCGATGTTGTCCGCGTCGAGGCCGTCGAACTCGTGGCGGCATTTCGAGCAGACCGTCAGGTGGGCCAACGCCCTGCCCAAGTCCTCGGGTGACGTGATACGACGCTCTGCTGCCATGCCAGCGCTCTCCCACATGCCATGCTCGGGTGACGACCCAAGCTTGGACGTGGGAGTGTGCGCGAAAGTCGCGCTGTGGTCAAGCTGGTCCTAGACTGACCATCCATGGTTGCGGAGCGCAGACCGCCGACGCGGGACGACCTGATCTCGGTCGAGCAGGCCGCTCGCGAGTACCGCATCTCCCGCTCGGCCCTGTTCGACCGCCTCCGGGTGGGCGCGCTGCGGCGTTGGAACGTCCAGGGTGACCGGCGGACCCTGCTGGACATCCGCGAGCTGGACGAGCTGTTCATGCCTCGCGAGGTGCCGGCGCTGGTGCCGCCGCCGGTGCGCTTGCGCCGGGCCCGTGCCGCCGAGGAGGCGGCTCGTCAACTCAAGCTGGCTGATCGTCGGGAAAGGTAGCCCAGCGACGCTACGCGTAGACGCGCCAGCCGCGCGACTGCTGCGGGTCTCGCGTGAGCTGGAGTTCGGCGGCGCCGACCACCAGCGCGTCCACCCGGTCGTCAGCCTCGTTGGACTGGCCCATGCCGGTGAACTCGTACATCTGATTCTCCAGGGCCGGGAACAGGCCCACGTGGTGGAAGCGGCCTTGCTCGTAGAGGCCGACCAGCGGCAGCGCCCGGCCGTACTTGCTCAGCTTCGTGTGGACCCCGCGCACCGGCACCCGGTCATCCGCGTTGCGGACCTGCTGGATCACCAGCTCGCCCGCGATGTTCGTCTCGGCGACCACGTAGGCCGCCTCGAAGCGGTCGTACGCCCCGACCGCCTTGGCCGCCCACTGCTGCGGCGTGTAGCGGCCGGAGAGGTCGGCCAGCACGTAGCCGTGGTTGTCGTGCAGCCCACGCCCCACCACGATGATGCCGGTCAGGTCCGACTCGCGATTACTGGTCCGGGCCGGGTCCAGCGCCACCACGACCTTGAGCAGCTCGGGCGCCTCGGGCACCCGGTAGGGGTCGATCATCGGACTCGACCACAGCGCTCCCTCCACGTCGTCCAGCAGCTCGCCCTCCAGCTCCTGGCGGCCCAGCCGCGTGCCCTCGTACTCCTCATAGAGGCGGGCCCGCACGCCGGGCGCCAGGTGCGGGTTGTCGCGAGTGCTGGCCTTGGTGATCCGGGTCCGGGGGTCGGCGATCAGCTTGCGCAACCGCTCCTTGGGCTTGGGCGTCGTGGTCACGATCGAGCGCGGATGCGCGCCCAGCCGCAGGCCGAAGCTGGCTTGCGCGTAGGTCTCGTCCAGCTTGGGCCAGGCCGCCAGCTCCTCCAGCCAGTCCACATGGCTTTGGGCGGCCAGGATGCCCTCGCAGAAAACCTCGTGGCGGCCCTCGACGGTGACGTCAAACAGCTCGGCGCTGGCGATAGGCGTACACCGCCGTACACGATCGCGAACAAGTCGCGGCGCCAGATCGGGTACGGAACCCGGCGCCACAAACCACGCACTCAGCCTCGACGTATCGCCGGCCGGTGCCGGTCCGGCGGTAGTGCCGGTCAGCGCAGGCAGGGGAGCAGAAGCGGGGCCGCGCTGAACCTCGCGAGCGGTAGGCGCTGCCGCACTCCTCGCAGGTCGCCTCCACGCCCTCGTAGGTGGCCCAGCGAGCCCGCGAGGCGGCGATGGCGGCATCGGGACGGCGGGCGTGTAGGCGGCGGTGCTCTCCGACCGGCAGGCACTCCAGATTCGCCAGGCGGTTGTCCCCGCGATCGAAGTTGCGGTGATGGATCTCGTGTCCCGAGGGGATCGGACCGTGGGCTGTCGTCCAGACCGCTTGATGAAGCAGGCCCCGGCGCGAGTTCGAGTAGTAGCCGGACGCCCGTCGGTACCATCGCACGCCATTCCATTCGATCCGCTCCACGCCCACAGCACGTCCTCCGTCGTGAGCTGGTCGAGCGCCACGAAGCCGCGCTCGGTCCAGACCTTGTGCTCCGCAGTCGCGCGGAGCCGGCGCCCTCCCGTCGTTTCCAGCTCCCACACCGTGCCCTGTCCGGTTCGCCCGCTCCAGACCACCGGCCGCAGGCCGTCGCGCGTCCAGACCCGTTCGCCCGCCTCCAGCTCCTCGATGGGCCGCCAGCCCTGCTCGCCGCGCACGCGCTGGCCGCGAGCGAAGCAGTTGCCGCCGGCCCGCAGCCGCTCCACGTCCTCGGGCGTGAAGGCCCCGTACAGGCGGGCCCGCGAGCCGTTGGGCCAGAACACCGACGCCTCGTTGATCTTCCACTGGACCTTGGGGTTGATCGCCTTCAGGCCCGAGGCGCCGAGCACGCACTCCCTGGCGTCGCGGACGGTGGGCGCGATGATGCGGGCCTGCCAGCCCCGGTGCCGGCTCATGAGCTGGTCGATCCAGTACGAGGCCGCCAGCGTCTTGCCGGTGCCCCGGCCGGCCAGCATCAGCCAGACGTCCCAGCTCGGGTCATCCCAGGAGGGCATGAGCTGGTGGGCCTCCGGCTTGAACCCCGGGCGGGGCACAGGAGCGTCCCGCAGACGCTCTACGGCGGCATGGAGGCCCAGCGCCCGCAGATCCCCGCCGCCGGCCGCCACGAGGCTCTCAGGCGGTCGAGGAGCGCACGACGAGGAGTGCGTCTACGACAACGCGAGGGAAGTCATCGAGCGTGGGGTCGGGCTGGAACAGCCAGAGCGTGACCTGGGCCTGGAGCGCGACCAGGGTGTCGCCCATCGGCGTCTGCTCGACGGCCTGGATCGCGTTGGCCACCGCCTCGGCGAGCTGGGAGGCCAGCAGCCGGGTCCGGCCGTAGCACTGGAAGGTGACCAGGGGCTGGTCCAGCGGCGTGTTGCCCAGCAGCGGCGCACCGCCGATCCGCCGGATCGTCAGCCACTGCGCCGGCCGCTCGGCCACGTCCGGCGCCGAGAAGTAGACGTAGCGGCCGGCCGCGGTCAGGTCGGCGATGCTGGGGACCGTCTTGCACCACGCCTTGATCGGGCCCTCGACCTCGGGGTAGAGCGTGGTGGTCACCCGGCCCTCCTGCCGACGGCGCCGGTCCGGCTGAAGGTCCGGCCGGCATTGGCGACGGTGGTCAGCGCGCCGCGCAGAAAGCCGCCCACGCGAGGATGGAGTTCGATGCGGGCCGCGTACACGAGATCGGAGCCGACCAGCCAGATGATCCCGCCCGCCTCCGACTCGCGGACCACCTTCAGGGAGTCGTGGAGCCGGCCCGAGTAGCGCAGACCCAGCGGCGCGGGGTCCATGCGGCCCACGTAGCGCGAGGTCGGGTCCTCTCGGGGGCAGTGCTCTTGGGCGTAGCGCAGGACGCCGCCCGCGATCGTGTCCATGCCCACCGCCAGCGGACCGTCCTCGCTCGTGAACAGCGCGGTGGCGGCGGCGCCCAGGACCTCGACTCGCGTGGAGACGACGGTGAAGCCGGCCATCAGCTCGTCAGCGGCTCCAGCGCCTCGACCGGCGCCACCGTCTCTACGCAGACGCCGGCCATGTGCGCCAGGGTTCCGAAGCCAGGCCGGGGCTGGACCCATTCCACGTTCCAGACCGTGCCGGTCACGTCGTCGCGTACGAGATCGAAGGCCAGCACATCGCAGGGATCGCAGACGAAGCGGCTGCGGGAGATGGCCTCCTCGAACGGCTGCGAGGTGGGCCGCTCGTACAGCTCGAAGTTCGCCCGCACCCCGCTCACCACCACTGCGTACACGGGCTCGGCGTCGGGGTAGCCGTCGTCGGGCGGCGGCCGGCGCAGCACGGTCAGGGTGGTGGTCGAGATCGGGATCATCCGGGATCAGCCTTGCAGCTCAGAGCTTACCCAGCAGGTGGGGAAAGCCCCTGGATAGTGGGGAAAACCCTCCCTCACGCCGGAGCCGGGCGGCGACGCGTTAGCGATCGGCCCGCGCGACGCCTACAGCCGCCGCCGAGCCTGCACGATCCACCATCCCGCGAGTCCGGCCAGCACGAGCCCGCACGCCAGCTCGACCCACGTCGCGGCCATCCGCCGAAGCCTACCCGAGCGGCCCGATTTGTACCCTCCGAAGGGGTGTGACCCGGCCGGCCGTCGGGCCGACCGGGTCGGGTAGCCAAGTGGCGTTGGCGTCAGTGGGAGTCGATGCCGAAGCCGGGGCCGTTGATCGCGATCCCTGAGTGCGGCCAGAGCAGCAGAGCGTGGCGCCGGGCGCTGTGGACGCTCAGCGTCCGCCAGCCAGAGGGATGCATGAGCGCCCGGTTGGCCGGGCACGCCTGCCGCCAATAGCGCTTGATGTACGTGCGCAGCAGCCAGGTCGATCCGCCGGTCTCGTGGTACTCGATCACGGCATCGCCCGAGCGGGCCTGCTGCACGCCCGTGGTCGGGACCTGGAGAGCCGCCAGCAGGCGACCCTCCAGCACCATCGCCGCCGCCGCCCAGCGGTCCAGCGTCACCGTCCCGTCGTCGTCGTCGGTGCAGGTCCACTGCTCCATGACGGCGGTGAGCTGGCTGTCGTCGTACTCGGTTGCGCCGTTGGTCTGAGCGCGGACCCACGCCAGATCATCCGAGCTGGGGGTGGGCGGCGGGCTGCTCACGAGCGGCCCTGGTTCCAGGCCGCCGAGGCGGCGGCGCGGGCTTCCACGTGGAAGGGGTTGCGCTCCCACCAGCCGGCCATGTCGGACTCCCACCAGAGCGCGAAGACGTCGTCCTCGGCTCCGGTGTCCTGCGCGCCGGGCTGGAAGGTATTGGGGCCGTAGCCGCGTCCGAGATCGTCGCCATGGGACAGGGTGGCGCTGACCGGGACGTAGGGCACCAGGCCCGCGTTGTAATGCGCGAGCACGCGGCCCGCGGAGAGCTGCGTGTTGTAGAGCGAGACCTGCGAGATCCGGCCGGCGAACAGCACGTCGCTGCCCGCGTTGGGGTTTCCGCCGATCGAGAGGTCGGTCTGCGCGTGGTAGGTCCCGGCCGCCACGGTGGCCGCCTGGGCGCCGTCGATGTACACGATGTACTGCCCGCCCGTCTTGCGCGTGATCACGAGCTGGTGGACGCCCTTGGCCGGGATGGTCGCGAGCGCGTCGTGCCGGGTGCTCTCGCAGAACCCGGTGTAGGACTTGCCGTCTCCGTTCAGGCGGTCGATCTCGTCGCCGACCGTGGAGAAGTGCTGCACGCTCCACTGCACGGTGCTGCTGACCGCCTCGTACCACAGCTCGATGCTCTGGCCGTTCGTGTCATTGATCAGCGAGCCGACGCCGGCCACTCTCGCGAGGTAGACGTGGCGCGCGAAGAACAGGAGGCTGCTGCCTGGCCCCGCGTTGGGGACCAGGCTGCCGTTGGACCACTGCGGCGCGGTGCCGCCCGGGTTGGAGCCGTCGCCCGCGTCGATGGTGCCGTCGTGCCCGTTGCCGCTGGAATCGGCGAAGGTGGCTCCAGTCCCGTCGTCCAGCTTCCAGTAGCCGACCGGGCTATCCGCCAGCACCGTGTCCGCGTAGGTGGTCATGGGCTCAGAGAGCGGTGACCGACGCCGCCAGGGTCACGTTGCCCAGGGGGCTGAGGACGATCACGTCGTAGGTGCCGGCCGCCTTGACCGGCGCGATGCACCGGATCAGGCCATCGTTCACCACCACGACGCCGGTGCAGGCCGTGCCGCCGATCGTCACGCCCGTGGCCCCGGTGAAGTTCGAGCCGCGGATCTCGATGACGCTGCCGCCCTCGATCTCGATGAGAGCGGGCCGCACCGAGTTGACGACCACGATGCCCATGCACTGCGCCACCGCGTCCATGGCGAGCTGCACGGCCTGGGCGCCCACCGGCGAGCGCTGCCAGAACAGCTCCTGGGCCGAGCCGACAAAGAACGTGTTGAAGGTCTCCGTCGCCATCTCCTACCTCAGCTCTTGAGTGCCGCGAACGGGTAGGGGTGCGCCATGTTCGCCGACCTGCGCTTGACCGGGTTGCCCACGGTCACGCCCAGCCTCATGGTCATGCGCAGCGCGCGGCTGTCCTGCTGCATGAGGTTGAACAGCACCTTGCCGTTGTCGTCGGTGATGACGCCCTCGCGGAAGACTTCCCAGGTCACGTCCCGGCGGATGCCCACGATGATGTTGGACATGTCGCCGCCGATCGTGTGCCAGGTGTCATTCCAGGCTCCGTTGTTGAGGTAGCGGAAGGGCCGCCCGAGCAGGCCCGCCACGCCGCCCACCGTGGGCGCCGGCACGAACAGCGGCCGGCCCAGTGTGTCCACCACGCCCAGCAGGTCGTACTCGTACAGCGTGTCCGCCATCCAGCTCGTGAAGGGGTGACCGTCCTCGGCCACCTTGCGCATGGTGGCCACGAGGTCCGCCCACACCGAGGCGGTGGCCGTGACCGTGTTGCCGACCGCATCGCAGACCTGGGCCAGGCCCTGCGCGGGGTCGGTGCCTCCGAGATCCCAGGACAGTGGCTTGCCGACGCCGAACAGGACCGCGGCGTCGATCTTGGCGCCCAGCGCCTCGATGATGAGCGGCTGCACGGCGGCCAGGATGTCGGTGTCGATGTCCTCCACGACCGCGTCCGGGATGGGGACGATGACCGCCAGCTCCTCGACGTTCAGGAACTTGTTCTGCCAGGCCGCCCGGGTGGTCTCCTTGAGGCCCGTGTCGCCGTTGACGAAGTACGCCTCGGGCAGCACGGAGAGGACCGGCATCCGGGTCTGCGCCCGAGCCATCGTCACCCGGCGGGGACCAGCTCCGAGCAGCAGCGAAGCCTCGGGCAGGCCCTGGAGGATGGCGTTGGTGATGACCTGCTCGACAGGCTGCGGGGTGTCACCACGCACGACCTGTGAGGTGTAGTTGGCCACGAAACTCCTCCGAGTTTTGAGGGTTCAGTGGCGCCTCAGCGGCCTCATCCGGCGGGCCGTATCCGCTGCGCCCGCCGGGGTCGGGTCTCCGGCCTCAGCCTGGAGGAGCCGACGGCAGGAGATCCTACGCGGCTATGGCCACGACGGGTACCTGGGGATTGTGGCCGAGCAGCGCGGCGATACCGATCAGTACCAGGGTCAGGTCGGTGATCCCGCCCACACCGTGGACCAGCGCGCTGTTGAACACCCAAGCGTCCAGCAGGCCGATCACGATCGCCGACATGCAGCCGGTAAAGGTCGTGATGGTGCCCGCCGTCAGTGACCCCAACAGGCGGACCCAGGGCCGGATCGGAACTATGACCGCCGGTATCTCGCTGCCCACAGCCTGAGCGTAACCGGCTGCGATGCGTGCCTCCGAGAGTGATCCTGGGGCAGCCTGACGGATTGCGGTTCTCCTGGTCAGGTGTGCGTTCCAGGCTGGCCCTACTGCGCGGGTGGCCCGCGCGGCTGTGGGTGCCGGCCCCGGAGTCGGCAGGAGACGCATGGCTGTTCCGGTTCCGAACCGCAACGCAGCCCAGGTCGAGATCGGCCCTGGCCTGCTCTACATCGCCAAGCTCGGCACCGCGGAGCCGTCGGGCCTGACGGACACGGATTGGGGCGCCTCGTGGGTGGAGCTGGGCTACACCGACAAGGGCTCGCAGTTCAAGATCGCGCCCACCGTCGATGACGTGAACGTGGCCGAGGAGCGCGAGCCTGTGCAGCAGGTCGTGAGCACGGTCAAGTCCACGCTCACGATGGAGCTGGCGCAGATCACCGCGTTCAACTTCGGGGTGGCCATGGGCGGCGGCACCATCGTTACCGCCTCCGGCCTGACCACCTTCGAGCCGCCCGAGGCGGGCACCGAGCAGGAGGTCATGCTGGGCTGGCGCAGCGTCAAGCTGGACGAGGCCATGCTCTGGCGGCGCTGCAAGTCGGATGGCGCCCTCGACCTCTCGCGGACCAGCGGCAACACGAAGGCGCTGATCCCCGCCAACTTCTCCATCCTGGTCCCGGCCACGCCGGGCGTGGCGAGCTGGAAGTGGTTTGGCGTTGATCCGGCCAAGACGGGCCCGGCGCTGACTGAGATTTACGCGTGAGCGGCGAGCTGACCGCGTTCGACGCGGCAGCCCGCGAGGTCCAGGGAGAGCCGCTGACGTTCTCCCTGGGCGGGCGGGAGTGGCGCACGCGCAAGCGGATGCCCTTCGCCCTGCTCGCGACGCTGGCCAAGGAGGCCACCCGGGGCGGCATCGAGTTCTTCGACGCCTTCTCGGACCTCGTGATCAACGCCGTGGCCCAGGACCAGCGCGAGGAGTTCCGGGCCATGCTCTACGCCCTCCCCGAGGACGACGAGGGCGAGGCGGTGATCGAGTTCGCGGACCTGGCCGCAGTCGCGAGGGAGTTGGTCACCCGGCTCACCGGCAGCCCTTTCGATGCGCCCTCCGGCTCGCCGGAGTTGCCGTTGAGGAATGGCACCTTGTCGAGGGGACCTGCCGGCTCCGCGGCTACCGTCTCGCATCCGCCCCGGCGCGTGAAGCTCTAAGCGTTCTGTGGGCGCTCCTCATGGAGAACCAGGACGCGGACGGCCGGCGCCGGCTGGAGGAGCTGCTGCTGGAGGAGCCGCGAGCTGAGTCGCGGCTAGCTCAGATGGCCCGTATGGGCGCTGAGATCGCCCTGGTGGGGTGAGCTGACGCATGGCCGGCGAAGGCATCATCGGCGAAGCGTTCGTCAAGATCGCGCCCGACACGAGCGGCTTTCAGGAGCTGCTCGTCCAGGGCGTGCGGCGTGCCCTGGGGGCTCTGAGTCGCGAGGCTCAGGCCGAGCTGCCGATCCAGCCCAGGGTTCCGCAGGCGCTGATCACCGACGCGGTCAACAACGCCCTCGGCAACGTGCGCTGGGACGAGGCGGCCAAGCGCTTTCGCACCGCCATCGGGAACCAGTTCACGTCAATTGACCGCGAGCTGGCCAAGAGCCTGGAAACCTCGCTGCGGCAGTTCAGGCCGCAGGCGTCGGTGGCGCTGCCTGGCGTGCCCAACTTCTCCTCCATCGCGCTGGCCGGCGCGGAGGCTTTTCGGGGCGCTTTCGGCGGGGTCGCGAGCAAGTTCGGCAGCCAGATGGACGAGGCGGGCGTGGCCGCCGCGACCGAGATCGGCGACAAGGCCAAGCTCTCTCTGAAGGGGGCGGCCGAGTCCTTCGGTGCCGCGTTGCGTTCGGCGAGCAGCAGCCTGGACTCGGTCGCCGCCGGCATCTCGCGCGGCATCCGAGGCGGGGCCGGCGCCATCACCGGGGCGCTCTCCGGCGTCATGCAGAGCGCCGGCCTGGCGGCCGGGCTGGTGGGCGGCCTGGTGATCACCGACGTCATGCGCAAGGTGCTGGCGGGCTTCAGCGCCGGTTCGGCCCTGGAGGGGTCGCGAGCCACCCTGACCGCCCTCACCGGCAGCGTGGACGTCGCCAACCTCTCGATCCAGACCCTCCAGCGGACCAGCGCCGCGACCGGCCAGGCCATGCAGCCGCTGCTCGACGCGGCCAAGCAGCTCACCGCGGTCGGCATCGGGACCGGTCAGGCCGTCCAGGCCCTCTCGGCGGTCGCGCAGTACATCACCGTGTTCACGCACGGCACCAGCTCGTCGGTGACTCAGATCCAGCGGGCGACGCTGGCCCTCCAGGAGATGGGCACGCAGGGCTACGTCCAGGCCAAGTTCCTGCGCCAGCTCGTTAACGACGGGGTGCCGGCCTACAAGATCCTGGTCACGGCGGCCAAGAACGCCGGCATCTCGCTCACCGGCCAGGACGCCGCGTTCCTGGACGTGAGCAAGGCCCAGGACCGCGTTACCAAGGCCACGCTCGCGCTCCAGACCGCCTCGCAGAACCAGGCCACCGCCCTGGCCAAGAGCGGCGCCGCCAGCGCGCAGTACGCGAACGCGACGCGCGCGGTGGAGTCGGCCCAGCTCAGCCTGTCGGAGGCCGGCGTGGCCCTCTCGGCGGCCATGGACAAGGCCGACAACAGCCACGGCAACCTGATGGCCGCGCTGCGGGCCGGGAAGATCACGACCCAGGAGTTCCTGGACGCCCTCTCCGCGCCCGAGAACTTGCAGCCGGTCACCACCGCCCTGGGTGCCCTGACCGACAACCTCGTGCTCAGCCTGAACAAGCTGAAGGCGTCGATCGCCATCGGCGCGGCCCAGCTTTTCGAGCCGATCCAAAAGCCCCTGGCGAACGCGGTCTCCGGCCTGGTGAAGCCGATCCAGGATCTCGTCGGGGCGGGGCTGGGCGAGAACACGCCGCTGGGCAAGCTGGGCCAGCAGATCGCGGCCGTGATCCCGGTCGATTCGATCCAGCGCATGGCCGACGCCATCGGGCGGGCAGTGACTGCGCTCAGCAAGGCGGCGGACAGCGGCGCGGTCTCCAAGTTCATGGACAAGCTGAAGGAGTTGGAGCCGGTGATCGGCGCCGTGGTCGGCGTCTTCGCGGCCCTGGCCCTGAGCTTTGGCGCCGGCCTGCCGCTGATCGGTGGCCTGTTCATCCCGCTGAACCCGCTTCTGGGCCTGTTCGCCGGCCTCGCGATCACCATCCCGGGGGTCCGCAAGGACTTCGAGGAGCTGGCCGTGGGGGTGGCCGATGGCGTCCGCCGGCTGGGTAACGCGCTCTCCCCGCTGCTGGAGCCCATCGAGAACTGGCTGACCAGGATCGCCGATGCCGCCAAGCCGGTGGCGCGTGCCCTGGGCGTCGATCTCGTGGGTGGCGTGGAGGCGGCTCGGCCTTTCCTGCGCTCTCTCATCGACCTCCTGGGCCGAGCGGCGCTGATCGTCGAGAAGACGCTCCTGGTCGCCTTCCAGCAGCTAGAGCGCTCGGGGCTGGGCGACACCCTGAATTCCCTGATCGGCTTGACCACCAGGCTGGGTGACGCCTTCAACCGGCTGGCGCCGATCCTGGGCACGCTGGTCACGCAGACGCTCATCGACTTCGTGCGCGATCTCACCGGCCTGGCAGAGGGGGCCGGTCGGTTGGTGGACGAGTTCTCGCGGACGCTCCAGCCGAGCAAGCAGCTCAACGACAACCTCGGCGCTCTGGCCAAGGGCTTGGCCGGAGGCGCGCTGGCGCTGCTCGGCTGGCAAGTCCTGGGCCCCGTGGTGGACTCGCTGTGGGGCATGGGAAAGGCCATCGCGGCTGTCCTCGGGGCCGTTGGCCTGGCGACGGGCGGTGAGGCGCTGGCTGTGGCGTTGGCCGTGATGCTGGGCTTGGGAGTGGCGGCGGCCGTCCTGGTCACTCACTGGCAGGACGTGGTGAGCTTGGCCGGCCAGGTTGCCAGCGCGATCTCCGATGTCTGGAAGTTCTTGAACGCTGACCTTGTCACCTCGCAATTCCTGCCCGCCTGGAATGACCTTGTGGCGGGCTTTGAGGCGTTGTGGAAGGCTTTGGGGCCGCTCCAGCCGGCGGTCAAGCTGCTGGGCGAACTCCTGGCCGCCATCGTGATCCTGGCCGTCCTGTCGAGCCTGGGCGCGCTGATCGGGCTCATGTACGGTTTGGCGGCAGCGGCGACGGCTGCGGCTTGGTTCGTCAAGCTGCTGGTGGGCGGGGTCAACACGGAGCTGATCCCGGCGATCAAGATCCTGGTCGGGGACTTCGGCCAGATTTACCACGCGATCGTGGACCCCTTTCAGTGGGCCTGGAACATCCTGTTCGGCAGTTCCATCGTGCCCGACATCGTCCACGGCTTTGAGCGCTGGTTCGGCAGCTTGCCAGGCAAGGTCAAGGACTGGTTCAACGCGGTCAGTGACAACGTCATCGCGGAGCTGCGGACCCTCGCGATCAACGTGGTCCCCGAGTCGATCAAGATCGGCCAGAACATCGGCGCGGGCATCCTGTCCGGGATTCGTCAGGGCCTTGGTCCGGCCGGCCTGGGGGCGCTCGGGCTGGCCGGCGGTGGCGTGGCCGGCGCGGCGGCCGGTGCGGCCGTCGGCTCAGGGCTGAACCTTGACCTGGGGCACGACATCGCCCTCGGCAAGCAGGCGTTGTCCTCTGCCGGCCGCGGTGCGGTCCACGTGACCATCAACGTCCTCGGGACCAACGCCTCGCCGGACGACATCGCCAGCGCGCTGAGCTGGCGGCTTTCGCGGATGGGGGTGACGGCGTGAGCTTCTCGGACTACCTCGTCGCGGGCGGCATCGCCGGCCAGTGGGTGCGGTTGGTCCGCAACTCCGACGCGAGCGAGTACATCAGCCTGGGGCCGACCGACGGCAACGGCTTGTGGGCGTTGGTGGATACGCCGCTGGCCGGCACCTACACCGTCTACGTGGGGCCGACCGCCGTCGGACCCTGGACTTCGACCGGCAATACGGGCTACACGCCCACAGGAGCCACCGGGGCGCCTGGGGCAACCGGGCCGGCTGGCCCGACCGGGGCAACGGGTCCTGCGGGCCCTACGGGCCCTCCTGTGGCCCTGGAGACCGATCCCTCGAAGATCCTCCCGCTGGCCGCCTCGGCCAACGCTGGTGCCGACGGCCTGGCCGCCGACGCCAGCCACGTCCATGCCTACACCGGCCTCGCGCTGAGCGGCCATACGCACGCCGGCCTGGTGGCCCTCACGGTGGGCGTCGGAGCGCCGGCCGACGCGGACGGGGCGGACGGCTCGTACTACCTCCGGAGCGATGCCGGCAGCGGCGGGCCCTCGATCTTCCACAAGATCGCCGGCCATTGGGTGACGGTGGTCTAGCCGTGCCCATCGTCTTCCCTGCCGGCGTCACTCCGCTGGGCTCGGTCCGGCCCTACCCGCTCGGCAACGGCAGCTACAACGGCATCGGCTGGGGACCCGGCCAGCAGATCCAGATCGTCTCCCACACCGGCATCGAGGAGACGCCGGCCATGCGTACCGACCAGCAGGATCGCGGTCAGGCACACGGTGCCTGGGCCGGCCCCGACTGGTTCAGCCCGCGCACGGTCCAGATCACGTTCGTGGTGCTGGGCCGGGACAACACGGACCTGCGCACCCTGCTCGCGAGCGTCGAGCGGGCCTGGCTGCCCGATTCGACCGATCGGCCGATGGCCCTGTACGACGGCCATCGGTTTCTCACCGCGCGCGTCCGGCAGCGGGCTTTCGAGCATTTCTTGGGCGGGCGCGAGAGGACGAGCAAGGGCATCGTCCAGTGGTTCGCGCGAGACCCGTTCTACTACTCGCCGACCAGCATCGCGTCGATCGGCGCCGGGGCCGCTACGCACCTCGCGAATGACGGCACGCTGCCCTCCCCCGTGCGCATTCAGATGGTCGGCCCGCTGACCGACCCCACGCTGACGAACGCGGCGCTGGGCGCCTCGCTGTTCGTGAACGGCGAGCTGGCGCCCGGCGATGTCCTGCTGCTCGATTCCGATGCCCGCACGGTGACGCTGAACGGCAGTCCGTCCGACATCTCGCTGGACCCCAGCTCGCGCTGGTGGGACCTGCTGCCCGGCGACAACCCGATCACCTACAGCAGCCTCAGCGCGGGCAGCGGCGAGCGGGCGGCCATCTCGTACGCGAGCGCCTGGCCCTGATGGCGAGCTGGAGGTACCTGTTCTTCACGCTGCTGGGCAACCGCTTTGTGGGCGAGCTGCCGCTGACCAACGTGGACCTGGAGCGCAAGATGGCGGCGGCCGGGCCGGGGAACTTCACCGCCGATCTCGTGCTGACCGACGAGCGGGTGCAGCGCACGAACTGGCGCGAGGCGGCCTACCCGCGCTACTGCGTCTGCTGCTCAGAGCTGGACGGCGAGCTGTTCAGCGCGCACATCGTGTGGGACACGACGTACGAGGTCGCGAGCGGCATCCTGCATCTGGCCGGCGCCGAGCTGTGGTCGTACTTCCACCACCGGATCATCACCTACGACCGCCAGTACGGGGGCTGGGATCAGATCGACATCGTGCGCGACCTGCTCCGCCAGGAGTTCCGCGAGCCGAACGGGGACATCGGCGTGGCGGTGGACCCGGTCGGCACCCGGCCGCTCTCGGGCATCACCCGGCCGCTGGTCACCTACGCGGCCATAGAGGGGAAGGATCTGGCGGCGGCCGTCGAGGAGCAGGCCAGCCCCATCGACGGCTTCGACTTCGACGTCCAGGTCAGCTACAACGCGGATCACGTCCCTCAGCGTCGATTCGTGACCGGGTTTCCCCGCCTGGGCACCGACTCCACCTCCCTGGCCTTCCGGATGCCGGGCAACATCACCGCGGATCTACGCTGGCCCCAGGTCGGCTCGGCGTCCGTCTCGCGGGCCATCGCCATCGGCGCCTCCGGCCTGCGCCAGGATTGGGCCGACCCCGAGCAGTTGGAGATCGGCTGCGCGCTCCTGGAGGCGGTCACCAGCCACAGCAGCGTGACCGACGGCAACGTGCTGCTGGCGCTGGCCAAGTCGGACCTCGCCCGCCAGCGCTGGCCGGCCGAGCCGGTCAAGACGCCCGCGATCACGCGGCCCAGCCTGCCCCGGAGCTGGGGCCGCTCGACCCGGCCGGCCTCCACGCCGGTCATCCCGGTCCGGCTCGATCAGGTGAACCTCGGGCTGCTGGCCGCGAGTGTGGGGTCCACGGTGCAGGTCAACATCGAGGAGCCGGGCTACTTCGCTGGGCCCTGGGACTCGCCCGATGGTCTCGACCATCGCGTAGCCGATCTCTATCGGCTGGTCGGCGTTCACGTTGTGCCAGCCTCTCAGAAGGTGGAGCTTGAATTGAACTCACTCGACGGCGTGGACGCGCGAGTGGCGGCGGTGAGCTGATGCCACAGCCGGACATCCTCGTGCTGCTCAAGCGCATTCAGGACGAGCTGCGGTCGCTGGCAGCGCGAGTCTCCATCCTGGAGCAGCGCGCCAACGGGAACGGAGGACGGCTGCGGTGACGCTGACCGATCCCGATCCTCCCGATCTAACTGCGGCGTTTGAGGCGCTCGCCGATCAGTTCCGGCTGCTGTCCACCCGGATCGGCGCTGTCGAGGGGACTGTGGCTGGCGCGGTGGGCGCGGGCTCGGGCCTGGTGGGTACGCCGGGGCCCGCGGGCCCTCCTGGCCCTCCTGGCGCCGACGGCTCGGCCGGCGCCGGGACGGCCAGCATCGTCTCCTCCCACTCGACGCTGCCCAGCAGCCCGGCCACGGGCCAGCTCGCGTACGCGAGCGACACCGGTCATCTGTGGGTCTACGACGGCGGTGCCTGGCACGACACGGATTCGGGCGTGGGCGGCACGCCGGGCGGTGCCAGCTCCTACGCGGCGCTGGTCCTGCGCGATGGCCCGGTAGGCTACTGGCCGCTCAACGATCCGCTCGGGTCCTCGTCCTTCGCTGACCTCTCGGGCAACAATCTGATCGGCCGCATCGACAGCGGTATCCCGGTCGGTGGCTCGATGCTCACGCCGCCGTCGCCCGGCGCAGTGCTGGGCGCCCCGTCGGTGCTGCCCGCGCTGCCCGACGAGACCTCGATGGCTTTCGACGGGCGGATGGACGTGGGTGCTCACGTGCCCGGTCTGACCGCCCTCATCACCGACCACATCGGTCAGAGCCTGGAGTGGTGGGTCTACATCGACCCCTACCTGTGGGTGCCGGCGAGGCCGTCAGACGTTCCGCCGTACCCGGGCGCGACCCGCGAGGGGTCGGGCATCGCGTACTGCTATGTCGCCTTCGCGGGCTCTGGCAACGCGACCAATAACATGGACGGGGATTTCTCGGGACACTTTGAGACGGGTGACCGCTCGGGTTCCTTCCCCGATCAGTTCATCGGGCTGCCGATGTCCGGCTCTCATCACTTCTGTGTGACGCGGCGGACTGGCGGGAAGTACCGGCTGTACGTGGACGGCGAGCCCATGCAGACCAACTACACCTCGCTGACGCACGTGGACCCCGACGGCCGTAACGCGGTCACGTTCGCCACCTCGTCCATCCTCTACTTGGGTAAGCAGCGGGCAACCACGCCGGCCACCTTCGTGGGGCGTCTGGCTCACGTCGCCATCTACAGCAAGGAGCTGAGCCCGGATCAGGTTCTGGCCCACTACAACGCGGGCCACCCCTAGACCCCTCCTTTTCCCTCCCGACGAGAGGCCCGGAGCGCGTGCTCCGGGCCTCCTTTTCTGGGGGGGAGTGGCTCAGTGGGTACGGAAGACGGCTATGGCAATGGCCGTAGCAGTCGCGATCAAGAGCGCTACCAAGGTCACGAGCTGGCTGGCGGCCCACTGTGTGCCCATCCGTCCCTCGCTGCGCTGAATCTCACGGCCGCCGCTCTGATACTGGCGTTGCTCCACGTCCGAGAGCCGCTTGTCCAGGGACTCCCGAAGTGTGGCGATGGCGGCCGTCGTCTGCGCGGCGGTGGCCGCCACGGCCGCGCGCAGGGCCTCGGCGCTGGAAGTGACCTGGGCGGCCAGTGTGGCGGCCTGGGCGGCCTGCTTCTCGCTGGCCAGGGCCACGTTCTGCGTGGCCGCCGCGAGCAGAGCATCAATGCGCCGGCTCTCGGCCAGGGCCTGGGCGTCGATACGGTTCGACTCGGCCAGGCGCAGCCGCTCGTTGGAGGCGTCGAAACGCTCGTTGAAGTACCGCTCCAGCCGGCGCAGGTCGTCCACCCGTTGCGCTTCGGCCAGGCGGAGATCGTCGGTCCGCTGATCCTGGGCTGCCCGCAGGTCGTCCTGCCGGCGGATGGCCGCTTCGACCAGCGAGAGGACGTTGGCGGTCGGGTCCTGGAACCACGGCCGCCAGCTTGGCTCGTTCTCCTTCGGCCCCGACCCCAGCCCCGACCCCAGCCCCGGCTCCTGGCTCACAGGGGACTGCCGTCGTCCCAGCGGTTGCCCGACCAGGCCACCAGGCCCTCGTAGTTCCGGGGTCCGTACACGAACCCTCTGCCGAACACGTTGCTCGTGAACTGAACGCCGGTGGGCGGCGTCTTGTGGTCCCAATACCCGACCACCGAGTAGACCGTGTAGTTGCCGCCCTCCAGCCAGTTGTGATCCACGATCACGTCCTGGACCGGTCCCTGGTCAGTCTTGATGAACACGACCGCGGTCTGGCTGTGCAGGTTCTCCATGCGGTTGTGCCGGATCACCGAGTGAGTGGGCGTCTCCGATCCGAAGATGCCGACCGGCTCAGTGTGCGAGCTGCCGCCGATGTAGGGGTCGTGAATCCAACAGTCGAAGACCATGACGCTGTCGCCGATCTGGACTGACTTCATGGCCCCGTGGATGTTGCAGCCCTGAATGACGTAGTTGGCGTAGCCGATCCCGGTGCCGGCCTCGCACATGTTCATGTCGATCTCGCAACGCGTGACCTGAGTACCGACCTTGCCGTCCATCACCCGGATGCCGATCGGCGAGACCGCGCCGCTGGGCGCCTTGATCCGACAGCGCGTGACCATGACGTGGTTGTGGCGGATCAGGATGCCGCCGCCCTGCACGTCCACGGCGTCGATGATCTGATAGTCCTGGGTGGTCGCGAGATCGCCCTTGTGGGGCGTCAGCACGGTCCCCGCCGGCACCCCGGTCGTCGTCGCGGACGGCCAGAGGGTGGCGTCGGGTGCTGTGTAGATGGCAGCCATGGGTCTCACCAGTACGACGCCGGAGGCAGCGGCCCCCGGCGTCTCCGAACATGAGGGGAGGAAATCAGGAGGGGCCGTAGCCGCTGGCCGGGAACAGCGGCGTCGGCTGGACCCGAGGCGGCGGCGGGGTGGCGACCGGCGTCGGCGCCGGAGTCGCAATGGGAGGGGTCGGAGTCGGCTCTGTCGTCGGCGTCGGCCGCGGGCTGTGGGACGGACTCGGGTAGGGCCGGTGGCTGGGCGTCGGCGTCGGCTTGCACCACTGCGCGTCCGTCTGGCAGGGCTGGTCCTTGGCCTCCACGGCCGCTCCGATCACGAACAGCGAGGCCACCAGGACCCCGGCCGCCACGACTCCGTACGTGAACCGGTGCGTCAACTTGCGCTCGGCTGCGGAGGCTGGTCCTCCGGGTAGGGCGTCGGATAGAACTCAGACTCGAAGTCGCCGCCGACCTCGACGCTGTGGCGGTCGCCGTCGTACACGAGGTAGTCGCCCGCCGAGGCGTGGACCACCTCGCCGTCGTCCAGCGTATGGTCGCGTCCTCGGGCAGCCGGTAGGCGTCGATGGTCTCGGGCCGCAGCCGGTAGACCGTGTAGGTCGGCTCGGGACCGGCGCCCTGGCCGTCGGGCGAGAAGTTCATGACGATGCCGGTCACGAGCCCGGCGGCGGCGTGGGGGCGGGCGGGGCGGGCGGCGTCAGGGCCGCCTGCGCCTCGGCGGCGTCGGCCTGGATCTGGCCGTGGACGTTCTGGAGCTTGTTGATGGCGTCCGCCAGCGCGGCCTGGTCGGCCGGCGTGAATCCGCCCTGCTGGGCGGCCTCGAAGGCAGCCGCCAGCGCGTCCAGCGATACCTTGAACGGCCCCAGGTCGTCGGCGACCTGGCCCACGACGTCAGTGAGCAGCGTCATGTCTGCCATCAGTTCGGTCTCCACAGCCACTCCGCGCTGGTGCGCGGAGGTATTGCGATCGAGCGCGTCCGCCAGCCGGTAGAGCGCGGTGACCAGCGAGTTGATCATCGGCCGCCGACGAGCTTGTCGCGCAGCCAGTCCGAGGGGGTCTGGCCGGTGGCCGGCCCGGTCGAGCGGTGACCGGGGTCCGTGCGCGGGCGCTGGTGCTGCTGAGCCGGCGGCGCCAGCGTCCGCATCAGCTCCTCGGCGTCCGCCTCCAGTTCCTCGCGCGTGGCGCCCTGAAGGCGGCCGGCGATGTTGGCGGGCAGGCCCTTGGCCGCCGCCACCTCGACGCGCAGCGCCCGCAGCTCGGCAGCCTCCGCGCGGGCAGCCGCTTGGGCCGCCGCGCTTGTCGCCCGCTCCAGCTCGGAGCGGCCGGCGTTGCGGAGCTGGGCCAGCTCCTCCTCGGCCTTGGCCGCTCCCTGGTAGCGCAGCCGCCAGCTCCGGGCCTCGGCGCGGAGCTGGCGGACGTCGGCGATCGTCGGCGGCCGTTCCTCCTGCTGCGGCTCAGCGGGAGCGGCGCCCTCGCCGCCCTGCTGACCAGCGTCGTCCCCGCCCGGGGAGAGTGCAGATCCGTCCACAGCCATGCAGCGGATTATGCCTCAGTGGCTGAGATGTCGATTTCCCAAGTGGCGTTCGGTTGCGGCACAGTGGTGGAGCACACGGTCCTGTTGGACTGGCCGGGAGCATGGCCCCGGCCAGTCCGTTCGGCTACTCGCCCAGGAGTCGCCGGGCTTCCAGGATGGCGCCCGGGTAGTGCTCCTCGATGGTCTCGATCAGCTTCTGCATGACCGTGGCCGGGACGCACACCTTGTCCCCGGGCTGGGCGCTGGCCAGGCGGCGCTGGCTGACGCTCGTGATGACGTCGATGGCGCGAGCGGTGATGTTGCGCTTGCCGTCGATGCGGCGTAGGCGTTCGGGTCCGTTGATGCCGCTTCGGACCCCGATCTCGTGGTGGACCGTCGTTGGCTCGCCGCTGCTGGCGGCCACGGCGTGATCGGCGCCGTCGTTATCCGCGGCGGTCTCGGTGTCGCGGCTGGGGCCTTCCCAGCCGCACGTCTTGCAGTACGCAGAGTGCATGTTCGTTCTCCTTTGGGGGCTCTCGCCCGGCTTGATCAGCGATCGTGACGTGGGTCGGCTCACCGGGCCGCCGTTCTTGTGCGCTTGGCCTCGTCTACGCTCTCGCGCAGCTTGGCCATCAGGTCGATGACCGTCGCCGTCGCGGCGACCGGCGGGGCCACCGTCTTGGCGTCCAGGCGCGCGTTCAGCGCCTCGGCGTAAGGGTCGTGGTAGCGGTTCGCGTCGAAGATCGGTTGCCGCATCCCGCGCACCAGCAGGCGCGCCATCCCCAGCTCGTCGGCGTTCACCGCCGCCTCCCCGTAGAGGTTGGGCAGCGATGCGTCCGAGCGCACCTCGGACGGCCAGTGCAGCAGCACCAGCACCAGCCGGCCGTGCTCCGCACGGACCATGCACAGGTGCCGGCGCTCGCGCATGGTGACCTGCCCGATGGCGACCGTCCGCGTCCGCCTCAGCGTCTCCGCGAGCAGGTCGTACGGGCGCCGGCCCTGCTTGTCCGGCGCGATGTAGTAGGTGCGGTCGTGGTAGACCGCTGGCACGCTGCCGGCGGGCACGAACTCCTCGACCGCTATCGCCTTGGGGCCCGTCTGCTCGCGCAGCTCGACCAGCTCGGCCGGCGTCACGGTGGCCGGGCCGCCGGCCGTCTCGATTCCCCGCACGATGTCGGTGCTGGCCAGCTCGTGGCCCTCGCCGTGGTCGCACCAGCGGCGCATCCGCAGCCGGGTGCCGTGGTGCTTGCAGAACTGATGTAGGGCCGGTGTCCCGTCCTCGGTGGCCGTGTAGAGGCGCACCGGGGCGGTGACCATGCCGAAGGCAATGGTGCCCGTCCACATGGCCCTGGTGGCCAGCGGCGGGTCCGCCCGCTCCGGCTTGCCCTCCCAGCGGACGGCCTCGGTCTCGGGCAGGCTCCGCGCGTAGGCGCTCGCCTCGCCGTCGGTCGCGAACTCGCGCTCGTGGCCGGGCTGGCCGGGCGCTGCGTGTCGGATCGTGATCATCGGGGTTACCTCCGGGTCGGTGTGTGTGTGTGGTTGCGGGCTCGCTGTCGGTTGATGAACATAGCGACGGCCTTGGTCGCGACAAGGTCCAGAGCCCGTGCTAGGGCCTCCGGGTTGGCATGGCCGAGGGATGGCAGTCCGATGCGGTCTCGGGCCTCGTCGCGGGAGATGACGCCGGCCCGGTAGAGGCTGGCGATTTCCGTTGGCCCCGCGTCCGCCGTCACCGACCGCGAGGGATCGGGCGGGCTCGTCTGCCACTCCTGGGGCTCGGCCTCCAGCATGTCGCGAGACTCCGCGCGGCTGATGACCTTGGCGCGGCAGAGCGCCGCGATCTCGGTCGCCTTGAGCTGGGAGTGGTCGCCGGCTTGAATGGCGCAGCGCCGGTCGTGTTCGGCTACGGCCGCCCGCGCCTTGCTCTCGGCTCCTCGCTCCGCGCGCGAGCGGACGGGCCACCAGTCCGGCCGGTCGTCTTCGGGTTCGAGCCCACCATCGGGCTCGTACGTGTCTGTCACTTTGCCTCCGTGCGTGTGTGTGAGTGGATTGTCGATGCGGCGGACGTCATCTCGGCGTCAGCGCACCTCCAAATAGATCGCGGTCCGGGTGCAGCGGTCGCACGCCTCCGGGTTGGTCGGGTCCCAGGCCGGGGCCTGGTCGGTGACCGGCCGTACGCGAGCACCGCAAACGCCATGGGGCTTTCCCGGGCGGGCGGCGTGGAGCTTTGAGGGGGTGGCGCGGCTGCGGTTCGCGATGGCCGCGCGGGCAGCGTGGAGCGGGACGGCGGGCATGGTTGGACCTCCAGTGGGCTAGGATGGGCGGCACGGCGCCGTCTCCGACGTCGTGTGTGTGAGGGACCGTCAGCGCAAGCCGACGGTCTCTCGCGCGTTTTGGGCGGTTACCCAAAAATGAGTAGCGCGCAAAAGGCTCCCTGCTTCCCCGTCAGGCCGGGGATTCGACCGGGTGCCAGCCGGCTCTCGTCAGGCAGGCTTGACAGTAACGTGGACTCGTCCGCGTTGGCGCTTGCCAGGTTCACCGTTGATCGGTGGGACCGCGAGGTTGAGGTACGCGGCAGGGTCGGTCCTGATCTCCGTGCTGATGGCTTGGGCCAGAGCCGGCCATGCGGTGTCGGGCGGGAGCGGGTATTCCTCGTCGAACGCGAGGATGATCTTGAAGCGCATTACGTTGTCTTTCCTCTGTGTGTGTGTGTGTGTGTGTCCGAGTTCTGCCAGCAGTGCGTCAGTCGCCGGCTGGCCGGTCAGGTTGTTGTACCAGGCGCCGCAACTCGGGCACTCAGCGGTGCCCGGCTTGCGGTGGAGCTGGACGCGGGAGCCGCATACGGTGCAGGCTCCCACGCGGTACGAATCGCCGGGGATTCCCCGAAGCTTCACTCCTCCTCCCGTACGTACGGCCGGGTGCCCTGGCCGTCGGTCACCATGACCACCCGGTCACAGTAGGCGTTCTCGCCGTGGCCCCGCTTGATGGCCCGGTCCACGCTCTCGATGCAGGCCCGCGCCGCAGCCGGCGTCCGGTGCCGGTGCGGGCACTCGCCCGTCACGTTGCCCGGTAGGTTGGTGCCGGGCAAGAACGGCGCGCCGCCGAGGTAGTACCTCATGACGTGCGCTCCAGCAGGGTAGCGATGCAGCGCGCCAGCTCGGGCGCTAGCGCGAGGCTCACGCGCAGCGTGAACTTGACCTCGTCGCCCATGACCTCCAGGTCGCCGTGGACCGGGTTGCCGTAGCGCCCGATGCGGGCCTCGACGGTCTCCCGGCCGTGGCGCTGTGTCACGGCCTCCCCGTGCCCTCCCAGGGCCTCTAGGACGGCTGCTAGTGTCGTCTGCCGGCCAGCCTCGTACTCGTCGCTCTGCGCCTTGCGCTCCCGGAGCGTGTAGAGCAGGTTTCGCAGGTCGGGCAGCAGCCGCCGCTCGATGTCGCGAGCGATGACTGCCGCCGACTTCGCCTGGCTGACCGTGATCTCCGCGCGCTTGGCGTTGTACGGCATGTGCGGTCGCAGATCGGCGCCGTAGCTCGCGCTGAGGTTCAGCCGGCCCGCCATCGCGGGCGGCCAAGTCGGCATCGTGACGTGGATCTCCTCGCCTTCCGGGCCAATCAGGCGCGCGTCGCGCACGGTCGGCCCTTCGTACCAGCCCGGCGCGGCCTTCCAGCCGTCGCCCAGCGCCGCCGCGATCTCGCGCGTGATCGTCTTGATGTCCATTGCGTTGTCTCCTCGTGTGTGTGTGGTTGCTGTCTAGGTCGGCCGGTGGATCTCGGCCGGGTGGACGATCTCGCCGTCCCTGTTCGCGTAGGGCAGGCACGCCATGCCGTTACCCCGGTCGCGCCAGTCAGTGCCGGCCCACTCGATGTCCTGACCGCAGACGACGCACGTTCGCCGGGTGCCGATCGGCCACGTGCGGTACAGAACGCGGTCCTCGCCGCCCTGCCCGTACGGAGGCAGCTCGCGCAGCTCCAGGGTCCCGTTCGTGTCCAGGTACAACTCGTACACTGGCGCGTTGCCACCCAAGGACAGGCGGGCGCGAGCCTGGCCCGCGCACTTGTGCGTATGCCAGTGCAGGCCGCCGCCGTCCGTGGTGACCATGATCGTCTTGGGCATGGCTTCTCCTCGTGTTTGTGTCGGGACGGCGCCTCACTGCCGTCAGTGCCGGCCCTTGAACCACATGGCCGGTATCGGGCGAGACGGGCGCGGCCCGTCTCACTTCTCCGCGTCGATCTCCGCGTACCGCTCTGCCCAGGTCGCCGCGTCGAACGTTTCGCGCACCAGTGCTCGCAACGCGCGCCGGCTGCCGGTAGCCGTCATTGTAGCTACCGGCGCGCGGGATGAACTGAACGTCGAGAGCTTTGATGCCCGGCCGCACGGTCCACTGGTGCCTGCCAGGAGCGACGCTCGCGCCCGTGGCCGCGACAGTGCCGGCTATGCCGGCCCTGTCAGCCCTAGCTCATTGGCTAGGTCACGGACGACTTCGGCCAGGTACTCAGGGTCGTAGTCGCTCTCGATGCGCCACAGGCTTTGCGCCTTGGTAACGATCGGGCGGTTGTAGGCGTCCGTGCCGTCGAGCACTTCTAGGATGACACCCACGTACCCAAACTCCAGCAGCGCCTGTAGGTGCTCGCTCATCTTGTCGAACTCGGGCGTTCCCGGCGTTGGACCGTCGGTCGGAGGCTGCCACCAAACCCGGTCGCCGTGCCTGTTGGCAAGGAGCTTGCGGGCAGTCCCACCGAATCCGGCCGGGCGCGTCTTGTCATAGCCGGTGTCCCTGTCGCGCTCGACCCACGCGACGGTTCCATAGAACTCGTCAGGATCGTCCATGTAGTTGGTATCGTCCGGCTCGATCCGCAGTCGCAGAGTGCGACCGTCACGCAGCTCTAGCGTGTCGCCGTCGTGCTGGAGCGCGCCCAGGTCGAGCGCGCTCTCGTTTGGTTGCTGGGTGGTCATGTGTGTGTCTCCGTTTCGGCCGTACTGCGACCGTCGTCAGCAACGCGCGAAGCGTTGGACGGAGGAGACGGGCGCGCGGCCCGTCTCAGAACGAGTAGTCGTGGTACTGGTTGCGGACCCCTATCAGCAGGCCGAGCCCGCCGCGCATGGTTTCGCCTTCGCGGACCCACTTGCCGTTGCGGCGCCGTGTGTAGCGCACCCGAGCCGCGTCCGGGTTGGGCGCGTACTCGTACTGCTGCGCGTCGGACATGCCGTAGCTGTCCGTGCGCGTCGCCGTATCCTCTTTGACGTCGAGTGCTGCGCCCGTCGTGCTGACCCACACTATGGTTGCGGCGCGCCTGTCAGTCCACAGAAGGATGGTGGCGCCCATGCCGACGGTCGGTACGGGCGCGCTGCTGTTGTCCATGATCGAGTTGACGAGCGATCCGGTTTTCACGCTGCTACCTCCGCAGTAGCGTTCACCGTGAGGCACTCCGAGACGTCGAACCGCTTGCTACGGCTGCTGTCAGGCTTGCGAATCGACATCAGCAGCGCGACGCGGTCTCCCATCTCGAACCGTACCGGCTTGGTCTCAGACGGAGCCGACACGCTGACCGTCACGTACGGTCCGACGCCACGCAGCATGTCAGTCAGGTACGCGGCGTTCAGCGCGACTACTGTTCCGTCGGCGCCCGTGAACGTCACGGGTGAGACGGTCATCCGCTTCGCCTTACCGTAGGCCAGCGCCGCCGCGACGACGGCGCGCAGCTCCTCCATGTCGCCTAC